CCCTCGGGGGTGGGGATCTGGATGGACAGGGCGCCGTGGTTGAGGCCGAGGTGCTTCGCTGTCTGCCAGGGGGACACCCGGTTGTTGCCCGTGCGAGCGAGGAGGGCCCGGCCGTCGGGGTGGCCGTTGCGGATCGCCCGGTAGGCGAGCGAGTGAAGGGTGCGGCAGTCGACACCGACGGGGAACGCTTGGCCGGCGTCGACCACGATTGCCTTGTTGAACGCCACGTAGGTGCCGTTCGTCCGGTTGCCGCGGGGGGTGCGGGCCATCATCGACAGGGTGGTCGTCTTCCCCGTGCCGGCACCCGCTCGGATGACCATCGGTTCGGCGAGGCCGAAGAGGTCGAGGGCGGCCAGCTGCTCGGGGGTGGGGCGGTGAGTGGTGGGGGACACGTGGGGACTCCAGTCGGGGGTTGGGTTCAGGAACCGTCGCGGCCGCGGCGGGCCTTGAGGAGCGCCTGGCGGACCGACTCGGCGGTGACACCGAGGTAGTCGGCGATGTCCTTGTTCGGGACACCGAGGCCGGCGAGCAGCAGGTAGAGCCGGATCCGGCGCTTGTTCTTGAGGTCGACGGGCTTCATGTACTCGACGATGTCGAGGGTCTCGTCGAGGAGCCGGGTGACCACCGCTGTCTTGGCGGCGGCGTCGGAGGGGTCGGGGAGGAGCTGGGCCAGTTCCTCCTCGACGGTCGGGGGTGTGGTCTCCTCTTCGGTCGGGGCCGCCTCGGCCTCGGTCTGGGTGTCGCTCATGATCAGGCCTGGCCCTCGATGGGGGAGACGTTGTCGGGGACGTCGCTGTCGGGCCCGTCGTCGGCCGGGTAGTCGCTGTCGTCGGCCTCGTCGGTGTCGGCGTAGGGGAGGCGGGTGACGCCCCTCGACTCCTCGACCTTGACCCGCTGGGCCTCCAGAGCGTCGGCGACGGTGCCGTGATCGATGACGGTGGCGTTCTCGACCTTGAGCACGTGCACGCGCTGGACACCGTTGGTGTCGGGCACCGGCGGGAACCGCAGCTCGGACACCTTGCAGTGGACGGCCAGCACCACCTCGTCATCCTTGTGCAGCTCCAGGCCGCTGACGGTGAGCGCCTTGTTCAGGCCGCCCGACGCCCCCGGCATGGTGACGCCCGAGGACAGCACGGGCAGGCCTTCGAACTCTTTCTGATCCATTGGGGGAACCTCCTGTAGGGGTGGGTTACCGCGCTACGTTAGCGCGCTTTGCGTTGGGATGCCGTGGCCACGACGCGGAAGGCGTCGAGCAGCTCCATCGGTTCGAACCCGTAGACCCGAGGCGCAGCCTTCGGGCGGTCGAGCCACTCCAGGATCTCGCCCCACGGATCCGAGGGGCACAGCACCCACGCCCGGGCGTTCGGGATCCCAGCGAAGTACGACAGGACGGCCTGCTGGTCAAGGCGCAGGCGCCCGCCGTCGGCCTTGACCTCGATGGCCAGGAGCCGCGGCGGGCGCAGCGCGAGGAGGTCGGGCTTGCCCTTGAGCGTCGAGCCGGTGCGCCACGAGCCGTCATCGGTGCGGAGCTGGTACGTGTGGTCCACGACGTAGCCACGCGAGTGGAGGGCGGCCACCAGCTTGGACTGGAACGCCTTCTCCGGTGTCGGCCGGCGGCCCGCCACGATCAGTCCTCGGTGGCCAGGAGCCCGGCGAGCGGGGTCACCACCCCAGCCGGCGGGAGAGAGGCGTGGTCGGCGTCCACGGTCAGCATGAACTCGGGGCCGCCCGGGCCGCCCCCGACGGTGACGTAGATCCGGTGGCCGTCGACACGCCACGGCGGCGGCGTCGAACGGCTGTCCTGCGTCCACGTCGCGGCGGCGGACTCGACCGCGGCCGTCAGGCTGGCCCAGGCCTCGGCCAGCTCGACCGGGTCGGGGATGCGGCGGACCTCCTCGTCGGGCTTGAACGTGAAGCGCAGCCGGGTGCGCCGGTCGGAGCCGGGCGGGGTGCCGTAGACGTCGAGGGCGTCGAACAGGTGGCGGATCTCCCCGACGACCAGCGGGCCGTCGGGGGAGGCGATGGTCATACCGGGCCGGAGGTCGGCGGCGGCGATGCGGGTGTGGGTGGTGAGCATGGGTCCTCTCGTTGGTACAGAGACGGGGTAGCGGCAGCGCTGGGCGCCGTAGGCGGTCAGGGAGCCCTCGACGGCGTGCGCTCGGCGGCGCCACCCGAGGGTCTGGGTGCCGCTGTTGCACAGCCGGCGCGGGGGCAGCAGCTCGACGGCGCGGCCGCAGCCGGGGCAGACGGTCAGTGCTTGCGGCGGAAGCTGTCGGCGTCGGGGCACGTGGCGTGGTGGGGGAGGTGAAGCGGCGCCGTCGTCAGGGGGCGCTGGGCGTGGACGATGGCCAGAGGCTGGCGCGACGGGTCGGGGTTGGGGACCAGCTCGACGTTCCCCTGATCGTCGTCGGGCTCGGCGTCGACGGGCATGGCCTTGCCCTTCTCGGTGACCGCCCAGATGATCGGGGCGTGGCAGCCGCGGCCCCGGCAGGTCGCCGTGCGGTACTCGCTCACAGCTGGCCCTGCCCCCGCTCGTGGGCGATGCGGTCGGCCGGCGTCCAGGTCTCGCCGTACCAGGACAGGGGGGCGCAGAGCGCGACGCGCCAGCACCCGGCCAGCGGCTCGCACCCGTGGTGACAGGTGCCGCTGTCGGGGCACCCCCGGGGCAGCTGGGGGAAGTGCCAGTCCCAGGCCACCTGATACTCGGGGCCGTGCGGGCCGAAGTAGCCGCCGCTCGGGTGCGAGCGCGAGCCGGCGTCCAGCAGGGCCTCCCGGGTGGCGACGTTGAAGCGCCACTGCTCGACGGCCATGTCACGGTTCGCGGCCATGGCGGCCGCGAGGCCTTCGGCGTCGGTGACGGGAACGATCCGGAGGCCGCCGGTGGGGAACTCGCTGTTCCAGCGGGCCAGGGCCTCGACCTCGTCGCGGGTGAAGACCATCAGGAGACCGGGCGGTACCCGGTGGTGGGGGAGCGGTCGGGCGCTCACGTGCGGATCCTTTCGTAGGGAGAACCAGGCTCGTCGGGCTCGGACTGGTAGGGGTGGCGGCCGTCGAACCAGTAGGTGACCAGGCCGGCGAAGAGGAGCCGGCGCCACGCCTGGGCGATCGTGCCGCCCCACGGGACGACGAGCCCGAGGGCCTCGGCGTCGGCGCGGTCCATGTCCTCCACGAGCCCGTTGTGGAACTCGCACAACGTGATGATGTTGCACGGGTGGTCGGGGCCACCCTGGCCCGACTTCCAGAGGTGATGCGGGGTCAGGCGCCCGAGGCACGGGCCGAGCAGCGAGCCCGCCAGGCGGCACCGGCCGTCGCGCTGGAACACGGTGGCCTTGACCTGCTCGTAGTGGGAGCGAGCCAGGGCCCGGCGCGACGAGGTGCGACGGATCCGGGTACGTCGGTCGAGGGTCACAGCCGCTCCAGGATCAGGAGGGTGGAGTAGTTGCGGCGGGCGTGGACCTGCCGGCGGCCGGCGGGCTGGGACCGGACCGGGCGCATCAGGTGCAGCATGTCGACCAGCCGGGCCCGGGGCTTGGTCATGTCGCCGGCCTCGGCCACGTAGCCCTCGGCGTGGGCGGCGAACTCGCGGGTCTGCCAGCGCACCTGGCCCGAACAGACCTGGTCCTGGCACTTCACCCACAGCAGACCGCCCCGGGCCCGGCCAGCCCGAGGCCGGAGGAGCCGGAGCCCCTCGTCGATGCCGTCGCGCAACAGCTGGTGCTTGGCCTGCCACGTCATCGGGACGTCGATCCCGTAGCGGGCGTCGAAGTCGGCCAGGTCGGGGGTGCCGTTCAGCCGGTAGGGGCCGTCGAAGCACACCACGTCGAAGCTGCCAGCGGGGAGCCCGGTGGCCCGGAAGTCCATGGGCGGGGTCACCGGCACCAGGTCCTCGGGGGCGCCCTTGCGCCACCAAGAGCCCCGCCCGTAGGTCAGGTCGACCACCCGGTCGTCGGGCCGGAGGTACCCGAGGCGGGTGGCAGCGTGGACCAGCTCGACGTTCGTGCCGGTGACGATCGCGGGGACGGGACCGGTCACCACCACTCCCGGGTGACGGGGAGCCCGTCGTAGACCACGAGGGCGCCATAGACGCTCACCGGGTCGGTGCCCTCGTCGGGGATGGTGACGAACAGGTGCCGGGCCGGGGGGCTGTCGGGGCCGTCGGGGTACAGGTCGCCGGCCCACAGCTCGAACTCGACGAGCTGGTGGGCGTGGTTGCGGACCCACCTGTCGGCGGCGCCCTTGCCCATCTGGCCGTGCTCGGCGACCCAGGCCACCAGCTCATGGGGAACGGAGAACGTCACGCGGATGTTCCGGGTGATGCTCATGGGCGTCGGGGGGTGTCGGTGATGGGCACGAGGCCGATGTTACCGCGCTCACACCCTCAGGTGCAAGCGCGGTAACGGCCGGGTGCTGGTTCACGGGCCACCAGCACCACGAACAGATCCGGCCCACCTCGGGCTGCGTGTGGTCCGTCCACGAGATCGACGCCGAGCAGTTCCCCACCGGGATCGACGGCGGCGCCCACACCCGGTCAGAAGGCATCGCGGTCGCCGGTCGCCCGATGCTGGCCGGCCACCGCGGCCTCCAACGTCTCGCGCGACAGCTGGAGCTGCGTCGGCCCACCCGTCGACGGGCCCCGCTTCGCCGCCCGGAACACCGGCAGTTTCTGCCGATGCTGCGTCAGCGGCGGCGTGCACCCCGACGGGCATTTCTGCACCCACCACTGGTGATCCTCGTCGTCGCCCAGGTCAAGCCACCCACCGTCACGGCACTGGAGACACGCCACCGTCCCCGACGGAGACGCTGTCTCCGCCTCGTGCCGGCGCCGCCGATTCGCCGCGATCGTCGCCGCCCGGAACTGGGCCACCGTCGGGAACCGATCCACCTTCTCGTCACGGAGAATGATGTCGAGCCCCGACACGACGTCCTCGATCGCGCAGCCACCGATCCCCGAGCGCCAGAGCGTCATCATGCCGTCGACCGTGTCGGCGTCGTCGAGCGGCCGGTTGTAGTTCAGGGCCAGCGCCGCGAGCACCCCAGCGATGTCGCCGTCCGTCACCGTCGAGCCGCTCACGAACCCGCCCCCAGCTGACCGACACGGCCGGGGCGGGCACGGTCGAGGAGCAGCCGGTTCGACTCGGCCATACGACCACCACCTGACGGCGCTGTCGGCCGGCGGTCGGGCTCGGGCTCATCCAGCCAACCCTCCCCGTTCAGCCATGTGGCCGGGTTGCGCGTGAACCCAGGCTGACGGTTGGGATCATCGCGGTAGCGCTCGACGCCGCGGATGATCACCTCGGGGGCGACCCCCTTCCGGCGGGCGGACGCCCACGCCCTCCGCGCCTGGCCCTTCCCGGTCTTGTGCGGATACCGCTCCCAGAACGCCACGAAGGCCAGGTCTCGGTCGGTGCCCAGGTTCTGGCCGACAGCGAGGTGAGTAGCTCGGGGCGCCGCAGGCGTCTCGCCCCCCACCAACGTGAGTTGTTCGCGAGAGTTACTTAGGGGGTTGGGTGTCAACGGGGAGGAAGGGGATGATGGGGCGGGCGGTGTGCCCTCCCTGGCCGGACCGTGTGCCCTACCCAGGGCGGGCGAGTCGCCCTCCCTGCCAGCTGCCGGTTTCGGTGGCGTGGGGGCGGGCGGTGTGCCCTCCCCCAGACCGGGCAGGAGTAGGCGGTAGTCGGCCTGCTTGCGGCCGTCCCCGACCGTGATCACCTCGACCTCGCCCAGCTCGACGAGGGCGGTGATGGCGCGGCGGACGGTGCGGTCGTCGACGTTGGCTTTCTGGGCGAACCAGGATTGGGAGCGGCGGTAGGCGGTCACGTAGCCCTCGCGGCTTGCCTCGTCGGCCATGGCCAGGAGCACGAGCCGTGCGGCCCCGGTGCTGGCCGAGTGGTCGAACACGGCGGTGATGGCGTGGACACTCATGCCGATCCGACCTTCGCCTTGTTCAGCGCGGGGTCCTCGTCGTTGATGGCCCGGGTCTCGGCGTCGAGCATGGTCTGGGCGTCGAGGTGCTCCTCCCACGTGACGTCGGCGATCAGGTGGCCCCACCGCTTGTAGTGGACCAGGAGCCGCGCCCGGAGACGGGTCGACACGCCCACGTAGAGGAGCCGGCGCTCCGGCGACCAGAGCCGATAGAGGTGGAACCCTCCGTCCGGGACTCCATGGGGCACCCCCTCAGGGAGGACCGGGCCGCAGTGCTCGCACCCCTCAGGGGCCGCCCCCCGCTGGTAGGTCTCCAGCGCCCGGAAGATGAACGCCAGAAGGTCGTCGGCCCCGTAGCGGAACGTCAGCTCGGATGCCTCCCCGATCCACGCGAGCATGACGAACAGCTCGGGGTAGGACAGCTCGCGGTTCGCGTGGCCGCAGCCGCCGCACCAGTAAAGATCCGGGAACGGCCAGGTCCCGTCGGCGTGCCCGCTGCGTGCTCGCTCCAGAGCTTCACTGGCCCTGGCGGTGCGCACTGCGGTAACGTTTGCCTCGTTGGGCATGGAGCTATGACCTCCGTTGTCTGGAAGGGTCGGCCGTGGGGGCCGGCCCTTCTCGCGTCTGGTGGTCGGTGACCCTACGCCATACGTGACCGCGCTGCCACGTTGCACACCAGCGTGTTCCGCGGTAACGTCTGGTGTCCCGACAACCCCCACGGAGGTACATCCCCATGACCGACACCATGGACGAGCCCACGGCGGACGACGTCGTCGCCCTGGTCGACATGATCGACTCGACGCCCGTCGACCACCTGCTCGACCGGTGGCTGGAGGAGTCGCTGGTAGAGATCGGCGACGAGCCCCGCGATCAGGAGCAGGTCGATCGGCTGCTGTGGGTGCTGCGCCGGCTGCGTCAGCGCCGGCAGGAGATCATCCAGGCTGGGCAGGCGCGGGTCCAGTTGATCAGCAACTGGGCGAACGACGAGACCGAGCGGGTCGACCGCCGGGCCGCGCACCTGGAGGAGACGCTGGAGGGCTGGGCCCAGTCCGACCACGAGGCCACCGGCCGGCGGACGTGGAAGCTGCCGGCGGGCACGCTGACGGTGCGGCGCCGGTCGGAGCGGGTGGTGGTCCTCGACGCGACGTCGGACGCCACAGTGGCCGCGGTCGGGGCGCTGGTGCCCGACGCGGTGAAGACCACGCACGAGGTGCAGGGCGGGAAGGTGAAGGCCGCCACGGTGGCCGACGCCGTGGACGCCACCGCGTGGGCCCGGGCCCAGGGTGTGGCGATCCCCGAGGGCTACGAGGCGCGTCGGGCGGTGATGGTCGAGATCGAAGGGCGCCCCGAGGTCGACGTCCGCGTCGGGGTCCCGGCGGTGGTCTACCTGGTGCCGGTCGAGGGCCGCGAGGGCCTCAAGTTCTCGGCGGTGACCGAGTGAGCGACCCCACCGAGCCCACGGCGCCCCGGCGCACCACCCCAGCGGCGCTGGCGCGTGATCTGTCGACGGCGTTCCTCGGCCGCGAGGCCGTCGAGCGCGGCGACGCGATGGTCGCCCGCGTCACCGAACTGGCCGAGGCGGAGCACCGGCTGTCCATGGCCCGCGTCCAGGACGAGGCCGCGCAGCTGACGGCCCAGGCTGTCCACCGGGCAGCGATCCGGGCGGCGGCCGAGAAGGAAGCACGGGCCCGGGCCCGGCAGCAGGAGATCATCCAGGTCGGCATCGGCGTGCTCGTGGGACTCGGCGTCGTCGTTCTCCTCCTCGTGGCCATGCTGGTCGGGACGCTGGTGATGGCGTGACCGACGTCGCCACCACCGAGGCCATCACGGGGGAGCTGGTCAAGCGTGACGCCCCGGCCGAGCCGGCGGCGTCGACGGCGCTGGACCGGGCGGCCGAGGCCGCGCTGGCCATGCCGGGCGTCCCCGGCCGTGACGAGTTCCTGTCGCTCGCGGCGCAGGCGAAGCTGCTGTCCCTGTCGGGGGCGGCGCCGAAGCTGGTCCGGAACAATCCCCACATCGCGTTCCACGTCGCGATGGTCGGCCGCGACCTCGGGATCTCCCCGACCGCCGCGCTGGCCCTGATCGACGTGCTCGACACGCAGGGCGGCCCACAGCTGTCGCTGTCCCCCCAGCTCCTGAACGCCCAGATCGAACGTCTCGGCCTCGGGTCGGTGCGGCCGATCGTGCAGGAGCGCGACCGGTGCGTGGCCGGCGCCTTCCGTCCTGACGGCACGCTGCTCGGCGAGACGGAGTTCACGTGGCAGGACGCCCGTGACGCCACCCTGGTGGGCCCCGAGTGTCTGCCGGGTGAGCACAAGGTCGTCACCCGGGAGCGCAAGGGAGGCGGCAGCTACCAGGCGTGCGGGTGTAACCAGGGCTACAAGACGTACCCCAAGCGCATGATGTGGTGGCGGGCCGCTGGGTTCTGCGCGAACGACTGGTTCCCCTCAGCGTCGGTCGGCCTGTACTCCCCCGAGGAGCTGGGCTCTGTCGTCGATGAGCACGGCCGCCCGATCGACCCGGCCACCGTCGCCCTGCCGCAGGGCTACGACGACCCCATCGCCATCCAGGCGGCGCGGAAGGCGGAGCAGCAGGCCACCGTCGACGCGCCGGCCCCGGCCGGGGAGCTGTTCGAACTCCAGCTCATGATCCGGGCGCTCCCCGAGGGGCTGCGCCAGGAACTGGCCGCCGTGTGGAAGGACCACGAGCGGCTCAAGCCCCACGCGGTGTGGAAGCTGCCGCGGCGTCTCCTCGCGACGGCGCGGGGCATGGCCACGGCCCGGTGGGCGCAGGCGGCCCAGCTCGGCGTCGACCGCGACTCGTCGATCCAGGGTCTCCGTGAGCGTCTCGGCGCCACCGTGGGGTCGCTCACCTGGGCCGGCGTGCCTGCTGGTGTGGAAGATGCCGGAAACTCGACCGGATCCGCGGCCCCAGCGGCCCCAGCGGCCCAGGAGAGCCCCGAGGAGCCTCCGGGCCCCGAGGTGCCCGCCGAACCCGCAGAGGAGCCCACAGCGCCTCAGGGCCCCGAACCCGACCCCGACGGGAACCCGGAGCCGGAGGTCATCGACTGGAAACCGATCATGCGCCAGACCTCGAACATGGTCATGGACCTCTGCCACTCGCTCCCCGACGGGATCGGCCACCGGATCTCGACGGCGGTCGAGGCCATGCACCACACCGTCGTGAACCGGCTCATTGCCGAGGGCAACGAGGCCGAGACCTTCCCGCCCAGCTCGCCGATCGGGCTCCGCCGCATGGCGGCCACCTACCTGCTCGGCGTCGCCTTCCAGACCACCGGGGCGATCCCGGCCGAGGTCACCGAGACCGAAGCGAAGTAGCCCCCGGGCGCGTCTCGGGCCGCTCTCCCCCGACGGTCGAGCGGCCCGAGCACTTCACCCCTGATCGACTGGAGTCCCCACGGGGCCTCTCGCGTCAGGGGGAACTCTACACCGGGTCAGCCGGTCCGGGCGTTGCTGGAGGCGTCCGGACCGGCGCCCAGTGCGGGCTCGGCCACCGTCTGGTGCTGGTCGATGGCGGTCACGAACTTGTGGGCGAACCCGCCGGTGCTGCCGATCATGATGGCGGCGTAGACCAGCGAGGCGGCGTCCATGTTCCCGAGCGCCGTCGAGAACCCGGGCAGCACCAGAGCGCTGGTGGCGTCGGCGCTGGCCCCGAGCCCGAGGGCCCCGAGCGCAGCGGCCCACGGGATGACCGCGTTCACGGCCCGCATCGGCTCGCTGCCGGCGATGAACCGGACGATCGACGTGATCTGCGACGCGAGCAGCGCCAGAGCGGCCAGCGTGGTGAGCGATTCCTGTTCCATCGAACCCTCCCCTTGTCAGGTGTTACCGGGGGAGCGTAGACACCCCGACCCAGAGAAGGACCGATGCCCCCGGCGACCACCACCATCCTGTTCTCCCCATGCGGCCACAGCGAGACCATGCCCGAGGTGGTCCTGGCCATCTACCGCCGCAACCGCGTCAGCTGCTGGTGCTCGCTGTGCGAGGAAATGCGCCCCTGGACCGAGAGCCGGCGCGTGCGCAGCCGACGGACCAGGTTCTCGGCCCGGCGCCGCGCCGCCTACGGACGGTCGCTCTGACGCGGCCCGGCCCCCACCCCGAGGGATGGGGGCCGGGCCTTCATGGTGGTGTAGCGGTGGGCGCCCGATGTCACGCCCAGGTGATGGCTGGGCTCAGCGCCACGTGGCCCCGATCCTAGACGTCGGGGGTGACCTCGGTGGGCTCACCGGCGACGATGGTGAACCGCTCGCCGAGGCCGGCGACGACGACGATCTGGAGGTCGCCGGTGAGGGTCTGGCCGGCGCTGGTGGCCTCGGCGTGGACGTTGGCGGTGCCCAGCACGCCGACGGCGGCGGCCACGGCCGTGCCGTCGCCGTTGTCGGTCAGGTTGATGATGGTCGGGTCGTCGACGGTGTAGACGACCGTCGCGTCGGCCGGCGCGGCGACGGGGTTGCCCACCTCGTCGGTCCACTGGCCCGAGAGCGTGACTTGCATGTCGGCGGCGAGATCCATGATGAGATCGACCTTCCCTGTGGGGGTGTTGTACGGCGGGCCCTTGACCACCCGGTCACCGGGTGATGTCGGGCGGGGGACGCTGGCCCGGAGGACGAATCCCCGTCGCTGGCAGCACCTGCTACGCAGCTCCAGGACCAGCTCGGCGTCACCGAGGTCCAGCTTCATGCCCCGGACTCTACCCGTGGGGCCCGGGCGCGATCCGGCCCCTGCTCCAGAGGGTGAGCAGGGGCCGGACCGCTTCGTAGCAGGAGACCAGGCTACGCGAAGAGGAGCGAGTGCCAGGTGTCGGGGCCACCCACGCCGTCGCGCTTGAGCGGCGGGTGCGTGCGCTGCCAGTCGGTCAGGTTGGCCAGGGTGCCGGGCCCGAACACGCCGTCGACCGCGATGGCGTAGCCCCGCTGCCGCAGGACGTCCTGCCAGATCCGGACGCGTGCCCCGGTGTCGCCCCGGCGCACAGAACCCGGGTACGGCACCACCCTGGGCTTGCCCGCCGACGGCGGCGGCCCAGCAGGTCCACCAGCAGCAGCGAGGAACGCACGCAGCCGGGCCGCTGTGGCCCGGGCCTGGGCGGCGGTGCCCATGAACTCGTAATGCATGGCGTCCGGCCACGAGAACTCTCCGCCCCACCGGAACCCGTGGTCCTTCCACAGCTGGGTCATCCACCGGGGCATGTCGGAGACGAGCCGGCGGTCAGCGCGCCGCGGGTTGCGCGGGGCGTTGATGTCGATGGCCGTGCCCTGGGAGTGGTTCGACGGCTGGGAGGTGCCGGCGATCGGCCGGCAGGCGTAGCCCCACGTCCACCCGGGGATGACGTCGTAGCCCTGGGCCTCGGTCAGGTCGATGAGGAGCCCGACGAGGTCGACGAGGTCGCGGTGGATGGGGAGCCGGAGCCCATCCTTGCGGGAGAGGGTGACGATGCGGCCGGCCCGGTCGCAGTTCGGCCACGCCGGCCCGAAGGTGCTACTCGCCATCGGAGAACTCCTCGATGATCCCGGGCACCCCGGTGCGGGTGCCGTCGGGCTCGACGACGTGGACCGTCACGGCCTCCAGGCGCTCCTCGATGGTGGCCACGACGCCCTCCCCGAGCACGCCCACGAGGGCCTCTCGGTTGAGGGCTACGGCCACGCCGGGGTCGGCCTCGACGAACTGGTGGCAGAGGCAGCCGTGCACCTGGCAGGGGCCGCCCTCGGGGTGGTCGACGGCGTCGTCGGCGCACGAGCAGGGCCGGCGGCGGGTCGGGGGGACCTCGGCCGGCGGGAACGAGGTGGCGAGCCCGAGGGCCTCGGCGGTCAGGTCGGCGTCGGAGGCCAGGTCGTCGCCGGTGCAGTCGGACGCGTACATGTCGGCGTCCGGGAACCGGCCCCGGTGCTCTCCGCCCTCCGGCGCGGCGTCGTCGGGGTCGAAGGGGCCCACGTACCAGCGTGGATCCGTTGTCGGGGTGAGGGTCATGGCCCCGACCGTACCGCGCTATGGGCGGGCCAGCACTGCCTGCGCCGCGGGCAAGTCGCAGGTCGGAGCGGCGTAGCCCTCCAGGAGCCCGGCCACCTCGTCGTCGGACATGTCGGTCCGCTCACCGATCCGGCGGAGCAGCTCCTTGAGGCCGCCGTACCGGACGTGCGACTCGACGCACCGGTCGGCCTGCTCGATCTCCTCCTCGACCGCCTCGGCGGCCTCCAGCATCGCGAGCTTCGCCGTCGTGGTGTGTAGCTCGGCGTCGGTGGCGTTCTGGTGGTCGTCGACCCGCTGGTCTTGCCAGGTGTCCCAGGCGAACAGCAGCCCGAACGCCACCACCATGACCACGAGCCAGCGGACGCCGCGGTTCAGCTGCTCGACCGCGGCCCGGGGCACCCCGACCTCGCTCACCAGCCGCACCTCGTGAGCAACGCCACGCAGAACCCGGCCACCAACATCACCGGAGCCGCCCGGTACGCCCAGTGCACGTAGCCGGCGATCACCGCAGAACCCCACGGATCGTGCCCAGGACTCGCGCACCCACCGACAGGGTGAGCACCGACAGGATGAACGCGAAGGAGGCCGCCCGGGCGCCCAACACGGTGACCTCCAGCGTGCCCCACACGAGCGCCATCAGGATGATGACCGTCTGGAGCCACTGGGGCGGAGGCGGCCACGCTGCCGCCGGGGATTCGTCGGGGACCGGGTCGCTCACTGGGCACCAGCCGTCACCTTCAACGCGCCCGCCGTCGAGAGCCCCCGCTGGTGATCGACCGCGGCCTGCCAGGCCTCGGCCCAACGCCACGCGTTGCCCTCGATGGTGTTGACGCGTGCCGCCTCGCGCCCCGCTTCGGACATCTCCTGCCGGCGCTCGGGATCGTTGGCGAGCGCCCGCAGCAGCCCACCCCACTCCCGGGGCCGTCGCGCCAGCACCGTGCCGGCGCTCTCCGCAGCCCAGCCCGAGTAGTCGTCCGTCGGCGACGCCACACACGGCACCCCCACAGCGTTCAGCTCCAGGGGCTTGAGCCTGCTCTTGGCCGTGTTGAACCGGGTGTCGGCCAGCGGCGCGATGCCCACCCCGAACTGGGAGAGCGCCATGGGCCAGTCGTCGAGCCCCACCGGCCCGGGCCCGGGCGGGTCCTCGGCCAGGCCCAGCACCCGGCCGACCTCGTCGCGGCGGCCGACCGTTTCGAACCGGCCGCCGTCGGCCAGCAGCCGACCCACCGCAGGCCCGACCTGCTGGAGGTCATCGGGGTGCGAGTGCACCGACCCGCCCCACCCGACCAGGTCGCTGTCGACGTGCTCGACGTCGAGGTACCGGCCCGGGATGTAGTTGGGGACCACCACCGTGCCGGCGCCACCGGGGTTGGCGTACACCTTCGCCAGCAGGGGCGTGGTCACCGTCACCAGCGTGGCCAGAGCGCACGCCCGGGCGGCGTTCGGGGCCGAGTGCGGGTTGTCCAGCCACACCCCGCTCTCCGGGTGCCGGATCCGCTTCGCCAACGTGGCGAACGCAGGGTTCGCCGGGTGGATGTGGCCCAGGTCGTCGTCCATGTCGACGATCACCGCGCAGCCCCGGGCCCGGGCCAGGGGGATCATGTCGGCCAGGAACTTGACGGTGGGCCGCTGGAGCACGATGGCGTCGGCGTCGGCCGGGAACTTCTCCTCGCACACCTGGCCCTTGAAATTGAACCCGACGTGCACAGCCCGGGCCTCGGGGGCGACCACCTCGACGTGCCAGTCGGGCCGCAGGGCGGCGACGGCGGCGGCCGGCCAGATCATGCGGTAGGAGCCGCACCCCCACCGGTCCCCCGGGTAGAGGTATATCCGGTAGCTCACGGCGCAGCTCGGAGCGTCAGGCCCCGGGCCAGCCCCATCGTTGTCCACACCGTGAGGAACTTATCCACAGCGATGATCGTGCGGCCTTCCTGGGTGCCGTCGGTGTAGGCGAAGTCGACCGTGCCGTCGGCGACGATGCCGTGGCCCACCACGGTGCCAGCGTCGTCGACCGCTTCGAACATGCCCTCGTCGTTCGTGGGGATCACCAGCTACTCCTCGGGCTTGCGGGCCAGGGCCTCGACGTTCAGGTACGCCTCCGCCGCAGGATTCCACCTGGTGACCTCGGGCGGGGGGATGATCTTGCACGGGTAGGTGTAGCCGGCGGACAGCACCACCAGGCCGGCGTCTTCCATGAGCACCCGCAGCGCCTTGTCGGAGAACCGGAAGTAGTCCGACGGGTAGCCGTGGATCGGGAACGACTGGTGGGTCTGGACGTACACCAGACCACCGGGGCGCACGACGTCGGCCGCTGCTTGCATCGCGAGCCACGGCCGCTCCAGGTGTTCGAACAGGGAGCACGCCACGTAGGCGTCGAAGGTGTAGCCCAGCTCCCGCTCCCGCTGGAACACGGCCAGGGTGTGGGCGTCCTCGACGACGTCGACGTCGGTGCCCTCGTAGGCGTCGACCTTTGTCCACGTCCCGTGGGGGGCCCACGCGGTGTGGTGGGTCGGGTTGGCCTCTTCCGACCGGAGGGTGCCGACCTCGATGATCTGCGGGTGCTCGATGTCGGCCAGGGCCTCGACGAGGCAGGCGGCGCCGTCGGCCGGCGTGGCCCCGATGCGGGCGGGGTCGAGCGGGCTCACGAGCGCACCAGCCCGAGCACGAACCCGAGGACCTCGGCGGCGTCGGTGGCGGTGCACACGTACCCGCCCCGGACCGCCTCGACCTGGTCGCGCAACTGCGGGCGGAGCGCCCGGTTGTAGCGCAGGATGTCCTCGCGCTCCCGGCGCGGCTTGCTGTCCAGCCGCTGGTTCAGCCGCTGCCGGACGACCGACCATGGGGGGTCGAGCAGCACCCAGCTGACGTCATGGATCCGGTCCCCGACCTGACCCCACGCCGGGGACTCGATCACCCGGAACGGCCACGTGATCCCGGTGATCACGTACCGGAGGTCCGCCGTGGGCTGGTCGGCGACGGCAAGCAGGTGCTCGGCGGCGCGCCAGCGGAGCCAGTCGAGCCACGCCGTGGCCGGTTGCGACTCGTCGGGGGCGTGCCGGTCGAGGTCCCACCAGCCGGCGGCCAGCTGGTCCTCTTCCAGAGCCTCGCCGACGTGGGACTTGCCGGCGCCCGACACACCGGTGACGAACAGGGCCCGGGGCTTGTCGATCACGCCCATCAGGCCGCCCTCCGGGCGGGCAGGTCGAGAAGGTCCATCAGACCGGTTGGTCCGTCACGATGGGCCAAAAGTACCCGCCCGCCTTGTGCTGGACGGGCTCGTAGCCAGCCCCGGCGAAGTCGCGGCGGGTGTTGATGCCGGAGAAGTGGGCGATGAGCGCCGGGCGGTAGGTGTTCCGGATCCGCGGCGCGCTGCCACGGTGGTAGAGCCGGGGGTGCCACAGCAGCACGTCCCCGGCGTCGGGGAGCCAGTCGATCACCTCGGCGGTCCGGTCGACGATCTCCTGCTCGACCAGCTCGGTCAGCACGGCCTCGGTGTGCGCCGGCCAGGCGGGGTCCGCCATGTCGACGATGCCGGAGGCGGCCACACGGCTGTTGGTGAGCCGGTGCCAGCGGTGCGAGCCGGGGATGAACTGGAACGGGCCGGCGTCGGGCTCGACCTCACCCAGCGAGATCCACACGGCGGCGTACGCGTCGCCGACGTGGTCGGGGTTCAGGTAGCCGTCCTGGTGCCAGTTCCGCTGGGTCGACGTCCACCCGGTCAGGTTCAGGTGGAGCCCCATCGGCTCGCCGGTGGCGTCCTCCAGCGCTTTCGCCAGGTCGCCGTTCATGCACAGCTCCAGGAGGGCGGGCTGACGCATGTAGGGGCAGGCGTCGGGCCAGCCGCCGGGGCGTTCGGCGTCGACGGTGAAGAGGCGGCCGGGGTCGCCGGCCAGCTTCCAGGTCCCGTCGCCGCCCTCGACCACTGCGGGCTCCAGGCCGTGCCAGCCGTTGGCGACCATCCATTCGTCCTGGTAGGCCCGGATCTGGTCCTCGGGGATCATGGCGGAGAACGGCAACACGCCGTCCTCGCTCCAGTCGGCCGGGCCAGGGTCGGGGGCGGGTATCGAGAGGTCGTCGAGGGTGATCATGCGGACACCGTAGCCCGAGCAGGCGTTACCGCACTTGCCACAGGCCCGTTACCGTGGTACAACCCGGGGTGACGCCTGCCGGGTGCCAGACACGAGACCCGGATGGTGCGCTCTCGGCCTCCAGCAGGAGGCCGACGGCCCGGTCCGCCACCCACCGGAAGACGTGGAAGTGCTGGTCGTCGCCGTTGCTGGCCGGCGGCGACCGGTGCGAACCGTTACCGGGGGCTTGCACGTCAGGCGTTACCGTGGTACGGTACCCGCATGGTCCTCACCGACACCCCGCAGAACGTGATCAGCTCCGCCTCCAACCCCCGCGCCGCCCTGGTGTGCGAGGAGCACGGCCTCCAGCTGACCCGGGCCCGGTACTTCGTCGCCTCCCACCTGCCGTGGGATGCCCCGGGGACCTGCGTCCCCCTCGGCCTCACCGACGACGTCGAGCTGGCCCTCCGGGTGAAGGACGCCCTCACGCCCGTGGTGCCCGGCGAGACCTTCTCCGTCCGCACCTGGTAGTCCGCCACCAGCCGCACCGCCCCCGGATCTCGACGGACCGAGCCGGGGGCGGTTGCGCGTCTACATCTCGTTGATGCGGAGCGGCCCGACCTGGAGGTTGTGGGGGAGCCCGTCGAACAGGCCTACGTGGGCGAACAGCTGACCGCACGGCGCGTAGCCCGCGTAGCCCCAGCCACCGGAGTCGACCCAGTCCATCGTGAAGTCGGGGTCGTCCCACTCGGGGGGATCCATGCCGAGCGGGTAGAACCGGCCGAGCATGTTGGTGCCGACCTTCTGGGTGTCGGCCCGGAACGGGTAGCACGACCCGAAGTCGGCCCAGGAGCCGGCGCCGCCGTTGGGGATGTCGACCCCAGCCTGGGGATACGTGATGTGGTTGGCGTCGGAGCGGGTCGCGCCCACCACGTTGTGGTTGCCGAGGGGCCCGGCGATGACGAGGTTCAGGGTGCGGGAGCGGAGGTTGCGGTCGAGGTCGTCGGCGTGCACCACCAGCGTCACCTGACCGCCGATGCGCTCGGAGGCCAGGACCTCACCACCAGCGGACAGGCGGAGCCCGGGGATCACCTGGTTCGTGTTCCCTGACAGCACCAGGTCGTCGTCGTCGACGGTGCCCGACCACACCCCCATGTTCACGATCCACGGGGACACGCCGAAGATGTCGCCCCACACCATGTTCAGCAGGTAGGTGCCGGCCTCGATGTGGCCGGCGTGGACGTTGCCCTGCTGGCCGACCATCAGGCCGCCGTTCTGCTGGTACCAGGTGCTACTCACGTAGCTGTCGACGGCGTTCAGCTCGCGCAGGAGGTAGACGTGGCGTTCGTTGCCGTCGGCGCCGGACAGCTTGTGGAACTCGCCCCGGCGGCCGCCCGGGTGGATGGCGGTGGTGACCTCGTTGACGTTGCGGAGCGCAGGGTTGGGATCCACCGTGGTGTTCACGACGTCGAAGCGGTCCCAGTCCGAGGGCTCCCACCCGACGTAGGCGGCGCGGCGGTCGCGGAGCGTCGCGAGGAGGAACGCTGCGACGACGTCGGAGGGCACGAGGTGCCGCTGGGCCTGGGTGCCGTCGAACTCGATGGCGGTGGCACCGGTCAGCTCGGCGAACGCCTGCACGTCGGACGGGTTGATCTGGGTGTCGGCGTCGCCGTACCAGAGCCCGATCTTGTGGGCGAACGGCCGGATCTGGTCGAGGTTGGCCATGGGGTCGATGGTGGGGAGCGCCGCCGTCCACATCGGGGCCCCACCCCATGCGGTGTTGATGGCGGTCTGCAACGAGGGGTTGTCGGTGTAGAAGGCGTCGGCGTCGACGATCGGGCCGATGAGCGCGACGGCCAGCACCAGCCCGGGGTTGCGCCACGCCCAGTTCAGGGCGTTTAGGGAGCCCATGCCCACGCCGATGACAGCGACCTTGTCGGTGCGGGTGCCGATCCACACCTGGCCGGCGGCCCACGCCAGGGCGTCGTCGACCCAGCCACCCGACCCGACGACCGCCGGGTTGGCCCACTGGGACAGGCCACCCAGCTGGGCGGCGAGCATCGGGTAGCTGGTCGAGGTGACAGCGGAGAAGAGGCCGTCCCAACCGCCGTCGAGGGTGTCCACGGCGGTCGCCTGGTAGTCGTGGAAGAACAGCACCGGGATGTCGCCCTGGGGGGCGTGGACGCGCCCGACGTGCAGGGCCACCTGCTCGCCCACAGCGGAGCTGTCAGGCGTGTAGCGGGTCCACCGGGTGTTCCCCAGCGGGGGGACGATGCTCACGCCGCGACGGCCCGTAGGGAGGCCAGGCCCAGGACGGAGGCGGCGACCCGGGTAGTCAGGTTGCCGCCGATGCCGGTGCCGGCGATGACGTAGTCCCCGGCGGAGTGGGCGGCCAGGCGGGCGAACGGGTCGACGACCCGGTGGGTGGTGGTGTCCATGTCGGGCACCGGCACGCCGTCGAGCGCCGCGAAGATGCCCAGCGCGGCCTGCGGGTAGATCCCGAACGACGCCTCGGCCGGCCCACCGGAGGGCTGGATGCCGGGGATGTGGCCGATCAGGTACACCGGCCGGGAGAGGTCGGGGATGGTGACGAGCAGGCCCGGCACGGCCGCGGTGAACAGGCCGCCTCCGGTGCCGGTGATCGTGACCGTCGAGGAGATCGACGCGAACGCGATCTCCAGGCCACCCCCGTGCAGGGCCTGGTCAGCGGCGTGGGCGGCGAGGGCGGTGGGGGTGATCGATCCCAGGGGGTCGTCCTCCAGTTCGAAGGCGTCATAGGGGCCGCCGGTGACGGGCACCGTGAGGAACGACACCGGGTAGATGCCGCAGCCGGGCACGGAGCGCTCCACGCGCCACGTCGTGCCGGGCGGCAGGATGTCGCTGGACGGCGGCAGGTCGAGCGACCAGACACCCGCGTTGTTGATGCCGTCCCCGGTAGTGAGGACGGTCTCCCCGACGATCGTGGTGTTGTTGGAGATCCGCTTGCCGACCACCGGCCGGCCCTGGGCCCCGGCGAGACGCACGGAGACCCGGGCAGGCCACGGGGTGCTCGTGTCGGGCTTGTCGAGGTCTTCCTGGACAACGGTCACCGTCGGGCCTCCTCAGTCTCAGTCGGGGTTCTGGATGCGGGCAAGGTAGCTGACGCCGTCGAACACGGCCTCGGCCCCGCTCGCTACCGACACCATCCCCGTGGCGTAGTCGATCCCCAGCGACACGTGGGCCCCGAGGACGCCCTGGCCGGAGATCAACAGATCGTTGTCGGGCCAATAGGCCTCGGGGAGCGGGAAGATCGTCGTCAGGGCGCCGGAGGTGCGGGTGGCGCGGCCACGAAGCTCGACGCGCCCGGACCGCATCGTGAACATGACCTGCGCCGGCCCGTTCTGGCCGGGCGGGAGGGTGCCGGCGGAGTGGCCCCAGCCGGTCTGGAACACGGGCTCGCCGTCGCCTCCCACGACGTGCCAGTCGTCCCAGTCGCCCTGGCCGCGGCCGATGACGAGGCAGAGGGCCCGGTCGCCCATGTACAGGAGCTTGCACCGGTCCCCGGGCCGGAACGTGATGGGGGCGACGATCTCGGCGCCGTGCGCGTCGTTGGGGCCGTCGGCCTGGACCATCGCGATGGTGTTGGTGGGGTCGGTCGAGACGATGACGCCGGAGATGATCGACGGGATGAGCTGGCGCGCTGCGGCGGCGCCGGCCTGGGCGGCGGCGTTGACCATCTCGCGTTGGACGGGGGTCAGCACTACGCGGCCTCCTGGAGTAGGTCGGCGAACGCCTCGGCCCACACCCGGCGCAGCTCGTGCGTCATGTTGGCCCCGGCGGTCAGTGGCAGGGTCCACGACTGCTCACGGAACTTGTCGCCCTCCCAGCCGACCACGTCGAACGTGTCGTGGCGCGGGTCGATCGCGGTGGCGAAGTTGAGCCACCGGTAGGTGGCGAAGTCGGCCTGCCCGATCGCTTTCGCCATGGCCCGGGCCTGCGCGTTCGACCCGACGCCCTGCACGTTGTGGGTCTGGACGATGGCGCGGCCCCGGTTGGCCTCGGAATGCGGGGCCTCGGCGGGGACCTTCCACTCGCCCCAGATCGGGCCACCACCCATCCCCGTGTTGACGACCAGGTAGACGTTCGGGGCGTCCAGGAGGTCGTCGGACTCCTTGATCGTGCCGGCGACCACGTTGCGGCGGGGCCCGTAGACCAGGGTGGGCTCGACGGCGGTCATCGACGGCACCGACCGGAGCACGGCCCGGCCCGTGTTGTCGAAGTACAGGGAGTAGAACCCGGCCATCGCGGCGAGATCGTTGATGATCGTCAGCCGGGTGGCCTCGGGTTTCCACACCACCCACTCGGACAGGGTGACGTCGGTGAACTCGATGTCGTGCTCTGTGACCCCGTTGGCCTCGACCTGCTGGATGAGCAGGTCGTAAACCCGGGCCCCGGGGGCGCCGAACGTGACGCCCCGCGATGCCTGGTCGAAGATGACGAGCTGATCGAGCAGTGACCCGCTGGTGGTCGACCCGGGCCCCACGGAGGCCAGGTCGACGGAGCCGTACAGCTCGACGGATCGGGTGGCGTCAGCGAACAGGAAGACGCCCAGCGGCCACTCAGAGCCGTCCTGCAACACCATCCACGGGCGCAGCCGCTCGGTGAGCGTGTTGATCTCCGCCGTCACCGCGGGGGGCAGCGTCAGGCCGGTGAGGGACCGCTTCACCTTGCGGTTGATGTTGTTGGTGATCGACGACCCGCCGGTCTGGACGGTGAGGTCGCCCAGAAAGCTGTTCTGCTGGTCGAGCAGCTCGAAGCGGAACGACTCGGCCCGCTGACTCCAGCCGTCGAGGGTCAGCAGGTCGGTCACGGCGTGGCCGGCCCGTCGACCTGGGCCACCGTGGTGTCGTGGATGGCCGGCGTGTCGGCGGCGTCGACAATCGCTATCTCCGCCGTCCACAGCTCGGAGCCCTGGGCGTCGCCGCGCCGGCACTCCCCCGAGGGCACCCGGAGCGACGCATACCAGCGGTTGCCTTCGCCGTCGCGGACGCACACGTAGGGGATCGGCGCCCAGGCCAGATCCCGGAGCGGCTGGAACAGGTCCATGGACGGGAGCGCCACCGTGCACCCGAACGAGAGGAGCACCGTGCGGGAGAACCCGTCGCCGCGCCGCTCCAGGGGCCGGAACGCCACCTCGCGGTTGCGGCCGTACATGCGCCGTAGCTCGACGTCGTCGAACTCCCGGAAGTCGAACCCGCGGGTGACCTCCCCACCCCACACCTCGGGGTAGACGCAGCCCATGCCGGTGGCGGCGTTCGACGAGAACGCCAGGGCCACCTGCCCGCCGGGCACAGTGTGGGTGACGATGTCGGACCAGTCGCCCACCACCGCGTCAGAGCGCAGGGCCCGCACCCGGTACTGGGACGCCACCGCGATCCGGGGCTCCATGTCGTTCCAGGCGTCGGTCTCTCGGCCGTCAGCGAACGCGACCCGTTCCCAGTCGGGGGTGCGGTCGTCCATGCGGTCGATCTGGTAGCCGATCGTGTCGGGGGAGCTGGCCGGCACGGGGTCCCAGAACACCTGCACGAACGGCATGGTGTCTTCGGTGCAGCCGGGGCACGTGGCCTCCCCGGAGCAAATCTCGACGTGGTGGGCGGTCAGCGACCCGTCGGCCGTGCCCACACCGGTGACGGCGGGGGGGACCTCGACGAGCTGGGCCTGGATGTCGGAGGACCGCACCCCACCGGAGGTGAGCGGCAGCAGCGACCCCGACGACAGGAACGACCCGGACGCGAAGTCGATAGCGCCCCCGAACGTCTGGTCGTTCGTGGTGGCCTCGCCGATCAGGGCGGCGACGAACCACGGGCGGGTCTCGGTGCTGTCGGGGGAGCTGAACCGCAGCTCGTGGAGAGCGGAGGCGAGGTCGACGCCGTCGTCGAACCGGAGTTGGACGGTCTTGTAGACGACGCCCTGGTCGTCGACGTTGGACACCGGCGCGGACACGGGGAGCCGGTCGACGTCCGCCGCGGTGATCTCGACGGCCCCGAGCACCCGGGCGCCGGTGGCGGAGACGAACACCTCGGCCCGGAGCGGTGCGAGGGGGCGGCCGTCGAGCGGGCGCCAGCCGGCGACGACGAACGCCTGGCCGTAGACCGTGGTCCCGGCGGGCACGGTGAGGGTCTGGGAGACGGTGTTCGCTCCCCAGCACACAGCACCTCGGGAGAGGGCGTAGGGCTGGGTGTCGGCGATGACGATCCCGCCGTCGAGGATCCGGGCCATGGGGACGCCGTCCAGCTGCGCCCCGGCGGCGCCCATGAGCCCCGCCTGGCCGTTGGCGGAGGTCTGCACGACCGGGTTGAACGGCTGGGCCCGGCGGATCCACGAGCCGTCCTCGGCGCGACCTCGGAGGTGACGCCACGGCATCACGATGTTGGCGACCTGGTCTTCGCCGTAGTCGATGATGCGGCGGGCCATCACGGTCAGGTCGTCGCCGATCGTCGAGGTCGGCGACCCGGTGCCGGCGGGCGTGTCCATCGAGAACGGGATCCACGACAGCGCCGTCGACGGGGACGCCACACCCACACCCTTGCGCCGCTCGGGGATAGAGAACACCCGAAGGAACGCCCGGTCGATCTTCCAGTATCCGGGGCCCGCCCGGCACTGAATGCGCACCTTCCGTTGCCCACCGGAGGCGAAGTCGCGGACCATGGACGGGGTCCAGGGGCGCCACACGGAGCCGCCGGGCTCGACGACAGCCTCCCCCCACCGCGCCACACCGTTTGCCCAGGTCGGCGTCCACGCCGGGTAGTCCCGGGCCCAGAGGAACGTCGTGGGCGTGTCGTAGCGGCGGATCGCCGTCGTCAGGTTGACCCGGAAATGGACCTCGACCGCGAGCACCTGCCGGTTCAGCGCGAACGCCCCGGTATTGAACTGCACGTCGAGGAACGCATTCAGCGTCGACGACACGATGAACAGGCCGTCATCGAAGCTGTTCAGCCGCGAGATGGTCACCGGCTGGGACAAGTCCTCGTTGAACATGCCGGCGTGGCCGGTGACCGCGGTGACCGAGTAGTCGTTGTAGGTGAGGGCGCCCCACGCCTCGGCGCCGGAGTCCATCACCTCGACGATCATGGGCCGGTTCAGGTTGTTGAAGATGGTCCCGAGCGGGCCGGCGATCGCGCCCGAGCCGGCGTACAGCTCGATGGTGTCCATGTCGCCGGTGGCCCGGGCGACCAGGTCGAGAGTCTCGACGTCGGACGCCGCGTCGATCACGCCGTGGGAGTAGCCCACGTCCAGCCGCTCAACCCCCAGCTTGCCGGGGCGGTGCAAGTTCCAGTCCGGGGCGCCCATCAGGCAATTCTCGCTTCCACGCGGGCCTCGCGCTTGTCCAGCACGTCAGCGGCAGCGTTCCCTACCCGGTCACCGAGGCGGTCGGCCTCGGCGTCGGACATGTTGCCGCTCACGTGCGTGTTGATGTTGATCACCGTCGCGCCCCCCGGTGCCCCAGCGCCGCTACGGCTGGTACCGGCCGGCGGAGCGAACGCCCCGGCGCGGTGCAGGACGTCGAACAGGCCCGACTCCTTCGCCAGGGCCAGGGTGCGGGCTGGGTCGGTGAGCGGTAGGAGCACTTCCTTGCCGGCCTCGCCGATGACCATGGCGGTGGGGTTCGTGAAGATGCCGCCGTCGGCGCCGCCGGGGAGCGCCCCGATGATGTCGCCCACGATCCCGCCGCCGGGGATGGACTCGATCTTGTCGATGAGGTCCTGGACCCAGCCGATGGCGTCGGAGATCCACCCGATGAGCGTTTCGATGGTGCCCGACACGATGTCGATAGCGCCGCCCATGATGTCGAACGCGGTCGACACCACCCCGATCCAGAACCCGAGCCCCACCTGGAGGATGGTTGTCAGGGGCCCGATGGCGGCGGAGATCAGGTCGCCGATCGCGCCGCCCACCACGCCGACCACGTCCGCGACGGTCTGGAAAGCGGCCTTTGCGATGTTGAGCGCTGACGAGAACGCCCCGGCCAGGTACCCGCCCAGCGGCACCAGGATGGTCTGCCAGAGGTACTGGGCCGTCGTGATGACCAGCTGGAAGGCGGCCGTCAGGATCCCGGACAGGAACCCGGCGATGCTCGACAGGATCGGCCCGAAGAACCCGGCCAGGAAGTTGGCGAGGGGGACGAGCACGAAGTTCCACAGTGCGTTCGCGGCGATCGACACGGCGGTGAGGGCCACGGCCAGGGGGAGGAACACGAGCGCCCCGAGCGCGATGACGACGGGGGTGAGGACGGCCTGGACGAAGTTCAGGAACGGCACCAGGACCGTCTGCCACAGCCACGTGGCGGCGTCGATCAGGCCCTGGAAGGCGGGCACCACGATGTTGGTGAAGATGTCGGCGACGCCCTGGAGCGCGGCCATGAACGTGTCGGCCAGGAACTCCCCGAAGGGGACCAGCACGTCCTCCCAGAGGAACAGGAGGGCGGGACCGGCGTTGTCGGCGACGAACGAGATCAGGCCGGCGATCGCGGACAGGACCTCAGCGAGGGTGATCGCGATGAACGCGAACGCCTTCGCCAGGGCCACGAGCAGGGGGGCGCCCAGCTCGACGATGAGCAGCGAAACCAGCTGGGCCAGCGGGCCGACCAGGGGCACGAGCGCTATCAGGATGTCGGCGAACGCCAGAGCGATATCCCCGAAGGCCTGGGACAGCTCGGGTAGGACCGGGGTCAGCTCGTTGAGCACTTCCAGGATGACGTCGGCGAGCACGGCGCCCAGCTCGCCCAGGATGGGCAGGATCGGGAGGAGCCCGGTGACCAGCTTGGCGAAGACGTCGGCCATGATCGTCAGCTGGGAGGCGAGGCGGCCGACCAGGACGTTGGCCAGTTCGGTGACGATGGGGGCGAAGGCCTCGACGAGCACGCCGATGACCTCGGCGAGCGGGGGCAGCAGCTCGGCCACGGCCCCGGCGATCGTGGTGAACACCTCCGCGACGATCGGCAGGATCGGCAGGAGGACGCCGGTCAGGACGTCGGCCAGGGCGCCGGCCATGATGCCGGCGAGGTCGGCCAGGACCGGGAGCAGGGCGGAGGCGACCGACAGCAGCTCGCCCCCCAGCTGCTCGACGACGGGGCCGATGGCCTCGGCCAGGGTGACGAACACGCCCGTGAACGTCTCGATGACACCGGAGTCGGCCAGGCCCTCGAATACGGAGGCGAAGACCTCGGCGAGGGCAGCGAGCTGGCCGGCGACGATGGCCAGGACGGGGCCGAACGCAGAGGAGAGCTGCTGGATGATCTCCCCGGCGACCGACAGGATCGGGGTCATAGCGACGACCACGGAGCCGAGGGCGGAGATGACCGGGGGGATGATCGCGGCGCCCAGCTGGGCCAGCGTGGAGAGGATGGGCTGGAGAGCTATAGCGACCTGCACCAGCAGCGGCCCGAGCGGAGCGAACGCCACAGACATCTGCTCGGCCACGAACCGGAGCGTGTTGCCCAGCACCCCGAGGCCTTCCCCGAGCCCTTCGAAGATGGCGGCTAGCCCGGGGGTGAGGCCGGCGAAGATGTCGAGCACGGCGGGGATGAGACTGGAGGCCACCGACGTGAGCGCCGGGGCCAGGATCCCGAGGGCGTCACCGACCACGGTGGTGGCCTCGGCGAGCGTCGTCTTGAGCAGCGGGATCAGGGGCTGGAACGCGTCGGTGAGCGCCAGCTGGATGGTGTCGGTGAACGTCGACAGCAGGCCGGTGAGGGTCTGGGCCTGGGCGGCCATGGCCCCGGCGGCGCCCGGGAACTCCTTCATGCCGGCCAGGAGGGCGTCGATGCCTTCCTTCGCCGGGATGGTGCCCTTAGTGATCTGCTCTTGTAGCTCGGCGGTGGTGAGCCCGAGCCCGTCGGCCATGGCCTGGAACGGCGCGAACCCGGGGAGCGCCTCGCCGAGTTGCAGCATCTCCTCGCTGGTGACCTTGCCCCGAGACGCCATCTGACCGAGCGCCCTGACGACAGAGTCGATGGCCTCCGGCGGGGCGGCCAGCACGGCGGTGAGGTCGCCGATGGTGGTCACCACCGGGATGATCTCGTCGCGCGTGATGCCGGCGGCCTCGCCGATAGCCAGGAGGGAGCGGGCGTTGTTGGCCAGGCCCTGGAACTCGAACGGGGTGGTGGCCGCGAACTCTTGCATCTCGCGGATGAACGCGTCGGCCTCTTCGGCCGACCCGAGCAGGGCCGTGAACCCGATCTGTGTTTGCTCCAGCGCCGCGGCGCCCTTCACACCGAACGCGACGGCGGCCGCCCCGGCGATACCGAACCCGAGGGCCAGCGTCCCGAGGCTCGTCGTGAGGAGTCCGAACCCGCTCCCCGACGTCAGGCGAGACAGGGACTTGGAGCTGTCGTTCGCCGAGTCGCGGAACGAACGCTCGACGGCCTCGGCGGCCAGCTCGGCCTGCACCACCACCGGCCCGAAGGCGTCCGCGCCACCGATCTCGCGTAGCTCGGAGTCGATCTCATCGCCGGTGCCCGAGAACGTGTCGGTGAACGCCGACTCGACGGCCTCCGCTGCCACCTCAGCGTCACGGACGACGCTCCCGAAGGCGTCGACGCCACCGATGTCCCGTAGGTCTTCCTGGACGGCCAGAGCGGCCGCTTGGAACGCAGCCTCGACCGTGGACGCCACGCTCTCGGCGCGGAGCCCGGCGGTGCCGAAGTCATCAGCGGTGCCGATCTCCTTGAGGGCCCGCTTCGACGCGGTCTGTGCCTCACGGAACGCCGACTCGATGGCCTCGGCCGCCCGCTCCGCACCCCCCGGGATGTCGGCGAAGGCCTCGGCGCCGCCGATCTGTTCCAGGGCCAGCTCGGCGACTCGGCCGGCGTCCGAGAACGCGTCCTTGATGACGTTGCCGGTGGCCCGGGCGTCGGCCTCGGGGTCGCGCAGTGACTCGGAGATCGATCGCGACGCCTCCTTGAACGCGGCCTCGATGTCCTCCCCGACGTCGGTGAACGCCGACTCCAGGGCACGGGAGACCTCGTCGCCGACCCGCTCTACGCCTTCCAGCGAGTCGGCGACGTTGTCGATGTCCTGGTCGGCCTGCTTGGTGTCGGCCGTGACCTCTACGTGGGCCTCGGAGAGGGGGCCAGTCACCATGGGGCTATGTCACCTGTCCAGCTAGGGCTCCCGAACCGATCACCGGCACCGGAGGTTCGGCCATGGCGGCCGCTTCCCCGAGGTGCTGGCCGGCAGCGACCGACGAGCGGAACGCGTTGCGGTCACCACGCCACCAGGACGGCGGCGGGATGTTGTCGGGGGCCGTGCCGGGCACGTGCCGGCCATCCTTGCCCCGAGGGGCCCGGGTAGCCGGCGGCGCGGGACGGGTGCCGGGGCGGCGGCCGGCGGGGGAGTCGGCCTCCCGCTTCGCCGCGAGCGCCGCCAACAGGCTGTAGTCCCCATCCAGCGCCGCGTCGACAGCGGCACGGCCCTCGGGAGCCGCGCCGTCGAGCCAGCGGTGGTAGAAGAGGTTCAGCAGCCGAGGCGGCGCCAGCGTCATGGGATCTACCCCGCGGCCGGCGCACCAGCCGTCGAGGTCCCACCAGTTCCGCCGTCCCCATTCGAAGAGGAGGACGACGGCCCGGTAGGGCGGCCGGCGTAGTGGGAGACGAGCGCCCGGAACACGGCGGCCATCTGCGGGATGGTGATCATCCCGTCGAGGTGCTGCTGACGCTTGGCCGGGGTCAGACCCTTCGCCGGGCGGCGCATGTTGGCCTGCCACGTGGTCCACGAGTCGGGCTCCAGGACCTCCTCCAGGAACTGGACCATCTTGACCATCTGGGCGGCGCCTGAGCGGTCGAGCTTCGCCGCGGTGGCGGGGTCCAGGTTGGCGAGGTCGTCCATGGTGACGCCCTCGGGCAGAGCGGCGACGGCGTCGTCGCCCCCACTCTGAGGCACCAGGTCCAGGAAGGTGTCACCGGCGACCTCGGCGAGCCCGTGGTAGCGGACACCGTTGAGGGGGACGACCACCTTCTCCGTCCGCTTGAGGCCGGTGAAATCTTGTAGCTCCATCAGGGGGTTCCTCCCGTTCAGCCCCGCCCGGCGGGCAGGGCGTTGGTGAGGAATCTACGAGGTGGGATCACGTGGCCACGAGCATGGGCTATGCGCCATGACCTGGGCGCCCAGATCGAACCCGACCCCTCGTGCACCGCCAGCGAATACTCGATGTTCGACCCGATCTCGATGACGAGCCCGTCGGCGACCACCATCGGCTCGGTGCGGTCCTGCGCGGCGCGGAGCCGACCGTTGTCGACGGGGCACAGCACCTTGGCTGCGTTGACCACCCGGATGGCCCGCTTCACGAGGTCGCGCCCGACGGGCCCGTCAGGGCTACGGAGCAGGAAGTCGACCGCGGCGCTGTTCCGCTTCACCATGTCAGCAGCTCCCACAGTTGAGGAGCCCGACGAGCACGTGCAGCTCGGACCCGACGCACTGGCCGCCCTGGCCGACCCCGAGGTGTTCCTGGAGCACCCGCTTGGTCTTGGCCCGGGCCGGATTGCCGTCGTCGAAGGGGCAGCACGACACGGCCCGGCGGACAGCGGCGCGGTCGGCGAAGTCGACCAGGGCCGCCGCGTTGATGTCGACGCCCGGCGGCGGGTGGCCCCGGCCGTCCTGGGTCGGCCCACAGCGCAGGACCGTGACCACGTACTCGACCACCGTGTACGTGGCCAGGCAGCTGGTCTCGGTGAGGAGCTGCGTCGGGAAGCTGTCGGCCGGATAGGCGGTACGGATGTGGACGGTGAGCTGGCCGCCGCAGTGGCACCAGTCCCAGGCCACCTGGCCGCCGGGCACGAGGTAGGCATGGGCCGGGGCCCCGGCCGGCGTGGCGGCGAGGGCCTCCGACGAGCACACCAGGAGCTGCTCGGCCACGTCGATCATGCGGCCGTCGGCCGGCGCCGGGCCGCCCATCATCCACCGCCCTGAGTCAGGGTGCGGGCCTCGCGGCCGAACGTGTCGGGGTTGTGGAACCGGGGCCGGTCCTGGAGCCGCCCAGGGTTGTAGGTGTCCAGGAACCGGTCCACCATCTGGAGGCCGGTCAGACCGTTCTCGGACAGCTCGATGATGCTGGGGAACGTCTGGTCGACGCCCTGCCGGGAGACGCCGGTGGTGTAGGCGGGGAGGCGGCACTGGCCGGTGGTGCAGAACGCGGCGTACTCGGCGGCCAGCTCGGCCAGAGCGAACGACCCGCCCGGCGGCACCGGCCGACCGAACACCGCGGTGACCGACCACGCCCCGGTGCCGGACACGGGCACGGTCCAGTCCTGGCACAGCGGCCAGCGTTCCCCGTCGCGCCGCACCAGCCTGAACCCGTCGTAGAGCACGTAGGCGTCGGCCGGGAGAACCACGCCGTCCACGATGATCTCGACGATCGACGCCGCGGTCTCGGGTAGCTCCAGGGTGTCGGCATCGTTGCACCCGCAGCCCTTGTGCCGGCAGCTGCCGCACACGGCGTTCCACCACAGCCCCGGGCCCCGCATCACGGGCCAGGTGATGCCGTCCCACCACGAGCGGGGCCGCCACCCCGAGGGGGTGCAGTCCTGCCGGCAGGGCCGGAGGGTGACGGTGCAATAGCCGTACTGCTGGCCGGACCTCACCCACAGATCCGACGACGCGGCCATGACGGCCTCGGGGGTACCGGTGGGCGCTGCGCAGTTCTCCGGCAGCGGCCAGGGTTCACACAGCGGAACACTCATGTCACCAGCATGGCCTACGGCCCCCCAGGTCAGAGCGGGCAGGGTGGCGCCCAGCTCGGCGTCTACGGTCGCGCTCGCTTCGATGTCGAGCCCCAGCGCCGGCAGGGTGACGGCCAGGTCACCTACCGGTGGGCCTTCGACGGTGCCCTGGAGGTCGGCCAGGAGAGCAGGAAGGACGCCGTCGAGCGTCCCCGTGCCGGCGCCAGCGGCGGCCAGCGCCACGTCGAGCGGCGGCAGCAGGCCGGCCAGGGCACCGTCGGCCGCCGCGGTGCCAGCCAGAACGCCGTCGAGCGCCGGCAGGACCGAGGCCAGATCGCCGGTGACGGCGGCCGACGTGGCGGTCAGCTCGACCACCAGCGCTGGCAGCGTCGCGTCCAGGGCGCCGTCACCGGCCGCCGTGCCGTCGAGGGAAGCGGCCAGGGGCGGCAGGGTGGCCCCCAGAGCGCCGGAGGTGGCCGCAGTGGCCGCCATGGCCACGGAGAGGGCCGGGAGGACAGCCTGGGCCGCTCCAGCGGCTGTAGCGGTGCCAGAGGCCGCCACCGTCAGCGCCGGGAGCGTCAGAGCCAGCTCACCCACCACGGGGTCAGCAGCGGACGGGCCCCGGTGTGCCCACGTCGTCACCGTGCGGGCCGAGGTCTCCGCCCCACCCGGCTGCCACGCCCCCGGGTTGACCGACCCGGCCGTGATCGTGTTGGTGCACGAATCGACCCGGGTCTGAGACGACAGGATCGTCTGCTGGGAGTTGGGGAGCGGGTCGACCGGATCCGGGAACGGGTCCTCGTGCGAACAGAACGTCGTCCCCACCAGGGTCTCCTCGGACCCCCACGGGAACACGAGGTTGGGCGGATCCGGGGTGTTCGACAGGAACGCCACCGCGGGCGGCGTCGCCGTGTCGAAGTTCGACAGCCGGCGGGCCACAGCGGAGAACCGGCAGGTGTTCACCGTCGTCACCGTGATGTTGGCCGGCGGCGTCGCCAGGTAGTCGCAGTACGCGAACGAGCTGGTGACCCCACCCTCCGAAGGGGTGTTGTCCACCAGCTCGACCCACCCGGCCGGCCACGTCGTGCCGGGCGCCAGGTTGTTGCGGCCCGTGGCCATCTCGACCGTGACCCGAGACCCGATCACGGTCCCAGCGGGCAACACCACCACGTGGCTGGTGGCAGCCGTCGACCGGAAGCTGGTCTGAACGGCCTCGACGACGGGCGCGGTCATGCCGGTTACCCGGCGGGCATCGTCAGGGTGCCGCTCGTGATCTCGACTTCCAGCCCCACGGAGATGGTGGTGGTGTTGAGGGTCAGCTGGCCCCCACCACCGGTCACCGTCACGGCGCCGTCGAGCACGGTGGCCCCGGTGCTGTCCTTCGCCCGGAACCAGCCGGCCACGCCGTCGTCGACACCGGTGGCCGTCGGGATGGGGGTCACGTCGAGCGTCTTCACGCCGGTGACGGCCGCCGCGAAAGCGGGGTCCGACAGCGTGAACGTGAGCAGCAGGTCACCGGTCTCGGCGTCGTTCGCGTTGGCGGGCTGGGCACCCGTGAACACGTCGATGGTGCCGGGGCCGGCGCCCGCGTCCAGGCGCAGACCGACAGCATCGGCGGCGACGTTCCTGGACGCGGTCGGGATCCGGGTGGCCATGGCCTACGCCGCGGGCAGCGTCACGGCGCCGCAGCCGGTCTCGGCCGGCAGGGGGAGCCGCGTGATGTTGAACCCGCGGTGGGCGTCGGCGGGCACCTGGTTGATGAACTTGGTCGCGCCCGGCCCCGCCCCCCACAGCAGGTTCGCCTTCTCCGACCGGGCCAGGATCCGCCACTCGATGACGTCGCCGGTGATCGTGAAGTCGTTCAGGCGCCCGGAGGCCACGTGCGGCCACGCCCAGTACGCCGTGCGCGGGTCGTCCTCGGTGCACGTGTCGGAGTCGGCCTGCCACACCTCCAGGCCGAAGCGGGCGTCCACCGAGCCCTCCTTGACCCAGAACCCGGTGCCCGTCGCCGGGGTGCCGGTGACGATGATCTCCTGACCGGTGGTGATGGCCACCAGGTCGGGGTCGATCGCGCAGAGCCGGATGTTCAGCTCGTCACGGAGGAACTCGTCGTTCCCTCGGCGGTTCACACAGAACCGGCCGTCAGCCCGGCGGAGCTGGTAGGTGATGCCGTCCTCGTACTGGGGCGACACCTGGACCTCGACGAACCCGGCCGACACGATCAACGAGCCCACGCCCGTCACGGGAGCGCCGCACTCGTCGAGCCGGATCAGACGGAACAGCGAGCCCTGGATTGGGGAGATGCACTCAGCTACCACGGTCGGCCTCCACAGCCTTGTCGACGGCCACGACGATCTCGTCGCGGCCCATGGTGTCGGTCACAACCACCGGTAGCCCGGCGGCGGTCAGTCGTGCGGCGTAGCCCGCCCAGGCGTCCCGGGAAGAACCCTGGCCGGCCCTGGGCGGCGCTTCGCCCACCACCGAGACCGCTTCGGTGGCGTCGTCGGCCGTCACGGGAGGGTGAACGGCCGTCGAGCCGGGCAGCGGATCGCGCACGAGCTTGCTCAGCTCGCCCCGCTGCTCGTCGTCGAGGGCGTCGAGCCCCTCCACTTCGATCTCGTTGGCGCCGAACGGGCGCCACACCAGGCCCGCCTCGGCGAAGATGCCCGCGCCCACCAGGAGCTTGGCCTGGCCCCGGAACCGGAGCCGGATCACGGCGCCTGCTCCAGAGCGACCTCGGCCGCTGCCAGGCAGCAGTCGAACGTCACCGAGTAGAGCCGGTACACCAGGTAGAGCGTCGTGTTCTGCTCGCGGCCCACGATCTCGCCGGGCTGGGAGCCCAGGTCCTGGAGCTGGCCGCGCTTCACCTGCACAGCCCCGGTGGCGTAGAACCAGCCGGTGCCGGCGCCCGGCGCGACGCCGTCGGGCCCGGGGTAGGCGCCACCGGAGTAGGCGGCCACCCGGTTCCCGGCGAGCGTGCGGAGCTGCTCGCCCTCGCGGCGCACCACGTAGGCGTTGTCGAGCAGCGCCAGCGCCGCCCGCGGAACGTGGATGACGCCCTCGCCCCCGTAGCACTCGCCCAGGTAGCCCTCCAGCAGCGCCACCGCCTCGGCCGGCGTCACCGCGGAGCTGGTGACCTCGGTGGCCGCGAGCTGCTTGGTGGGCGTCACCGCGCCCTGAGGCAGCCCGGAGACCACAGCATCAGCGGCGAGGTGCGGGTACACCGTCGTCGCCGGCCCATCGGTCGGGTGCCCGGTCCAGAACACCCGCTCGACCGCCCGGGCCTCGCCGTCGGTCAGGCGCTGCTCGGCCCGGCGCTTGAGGTCCGCGAGGTCGTCACCGAACCCGACCGGTGAGCAGGGCTCCCAGCCGTAGACCCGGAACACGTCCTCGGTCCAGACGTCGATCCCGTCGCCCGTGGGCTCCCCGGTCACCGGGGTACCCGAGCACGGGATCATCGCCGTGGAACTGGCCGGGCCACAGACCCGCGTCACCCGCATGGTGCCGTGCGTCCACTCCCGAGGGAGCGTCGCCGGCAGCTCGGCCGCGGTCAGCAGACCGAACCGCAGGGGGGTGAACGACGGCCCACCCTCCACTAGTGCGTACTGGTCAACCATCGTTCACCCTCCCCTCGTCTTCCCCGTGGACCTAGGCGCCCACGGTCCCGGCCACCTGGGCACCGGTGGTGCCGGCGGCGAACATGTTGGCGAAGTTGATGCGCAGCGCCCGGTTGCCTCGGGCACCGATCATCGACGCCTCCTCCGACCACGCGGCCGTGAAGTCGTTCTGTGCGTTCAGCACGCTGTCACGCACCACGCCCAGGTTGAGGTTCATGCCGCCACCGCGAAAGAAGTGCCCCGGGGGGTACATGCGGACGTAGAACGACGACGGCCACGCCACGGGGGCCGTGTCGGCACCCATCGTCCCGGCGGGAGCGGCCCAGCCGGTCGCGTGCTGCCAGTCCTCCGTGAACACGCCCCGGAGGTTGCGCAGGTCGAGCTGCCGCATGATCCAGCTGTCGGCCACCGACAGGTCGTCCCAGGCGTTGCGCTTGGCCAGGTCCGACCGCAGCAGGCCCCGGAGGAACACCGGGATGTCCACCTGCATGACGGCGTTCTCGGGCATCCCGAGGCGCAGGCGCTCCGACGTGGCGGCCAGCTCCAGCGCACCCAAGAAGTGGGTCGTGGCGGAGCTGGAGGCGCCCATGGTCGGGGTCTGGGCCACGATCGTCGGGTGGGCGTCCATCAGGGCGCCGTGCCGGCGGTTCATCACCCGGGCGTGCGCCACCTGGACCAGCGCCAGGTAGTGCCGGATGACCTCCGGGTACGCGTCCTGGGTCAGGTTGCCGGCCAGGACGCAGATGCCCAGGAGCCACAGCCGCTCCTCGTTGAAATCGGGGCACGGCGGGCGCAGGCAGCTCTTGACCGGGGTGTCACCGGTCGCGGCCAGGATGTCGTCGGTCTCGGTCCACAGCCACGGCATCGTGGCGTTCGTCGCCACACCGGAGGCGGCGACACCCGACAGGCCGAAGAACTGGGCCAGGTCGAGCGACTCGGGCCAGCGGAGACCACCGCGCCGGATGCCGACGGTCGGGATCTCGATCTGGCCGGTCGGCGGGCCGGTGACGTCCCAGAACGAGTAGTCGATCTCGCTGGGGGCGCACCAGCCACCGGCGGCCACGAGGGCCTCCATGCCCGAGCGGGTGGCCGGGGCACGGGTCAGCTCGGCGAACGCAGCCTCGACCTCGGCCAGGGACGCGCCCTCGCCGATGACGTGCTCGTAGTTGCGGGCGATCGACGCCACCGGCATCGGCGAACCGTTGCCGGAAGTGACGGCCATGGTGCGGGCCCGCTCACCGAAGGCGGCCACGAGGTCGTTCAGCGACTCCAGGCGCTGGCCGCCCCGGGTGGGGAGGTTGCCGGCGGCGGTGATCACCAGCTCGGCCATGTCGGGCCGGGCGGGGACGTCGGGGGCCGGAGCGTTGCGGGCGATGTCGGCCATCGACATCGCTGGGTTCATGGTGCCGGCCCGGGGGCGGGCGGCGACGGTGAGCGGGGCGCGGCGGGCGGCGGCGGCCACGGCCTCGACGGGGGCCTCTTCGGCCGGCGCCTCGACGGACTCGGCGGGGGCGGGCTCGCCCTCGGCGGGGGCGGGGTTCTCCTCGGGCACCGGCTCGGGCTCGGTCGCCACGGTGCCACGGGCGTCGAGCACGGCCTGGACGTGGCCGGCCTGGACGGCCTCGCGGCTTTCGATCTCGGTTCCCAGGGCGGCGATGGCCCCGGCCAGCTCACCGGCGCGGGCGCCGTCCTCGGCGGTCACGCTCGACGGGTCCGTCTCGGCGGCGTTGGCCAGCTCGTCGAGCGCGGCCTGGCAGCTCTCGCGGAGCGTCGTCAGCTCGGCGGGCTCCAGCGTGGAGAGATCCTCGGGGACGGTCAGGTTCGCGGGGGCCTCGGTGGGCTCGGGCATCGGGTCGGTCCTCTCATGGACGCAAGGTGTGCGTGTAGGGAGTCGACCAGGTCGAGCACTGCGGGCCTCACCGGCGGGGACCAGGTCCCTGACCGAGCGGTGGCTAACTGCGGAGAGTATGCGCCCGCCACGGACGGGGTGTCAACGCGGCCCCGACGCGCAACCGCCCCCCGGCGGCAGGTGTGCCAGGGGGCGGTGCGGGCCCGGAGAGGCCGATCAGGCGGGCAGAGTAGCCGCCCCCTGGGGAGAGGGGGCGGCCCCTGCCGGCGGGGGGAGTCAGGCCAGGGCGGCGCTCTCGGCCAGCTGCTCGTGGTGGGCCAGGTCGCGGTGGGCGGTGTCCAGCTTGACGGCCAGGTCGACGGAGAACATGCGGTAGTCGTGGTCAGTGATCAGGCCGCGCTGCGAGCGGAGGACGTTGGCGATGCGCTCCAGGCCGTTGACCCGCATGGCGGCCTTGCGGTGGGCGGTGGTCTTGTTGGTGGTGGTCGGTGAGGCCATGGACAGACAGTACCACGGTAACGGGTGACGTGCAACTACTCGGGCCCGGAGCCGCCCGGGTAGCCGGAGTCGGGCGGGGTCTCGGTCACCCACACGTCGTAGCGGTGGACGGGGGTGTCGGGGTCGTTCGGGTCCTCGTTCTCGTGGACCGAGGCGATGCCCCAGCCCATCGCGCACGTGTGGCACCAGGCGTAGAACTCGGGGTGGACGGAGCGGGCCAGCGGGCCAGGGGGCCGTGGCCCTGAGGGCAAAACCCCTCGGACAGCATCACCTCGGCGATCCGTTCGTGGCCGGCGGCCACGAACCACTCGTCGGGGCCGGAGGTGAACTCGCGGCCCAGCGGGGCCCACGGCACCGGCCCGGGGTCGAGCCCGGGCCGGTCGGAGCCGGCGGTCATCCCCAGGGGAGCCCGCGCTTGGCGGCGCAGACCGGGCCGTAGCCGACGGCGGTCGACTCGGGTGTGTCCAGCGCCCGGGTGCAGAACACGCAGGCGTGGTACATGGCACCAAAGCGGGCGGCGTCCTCCGCCGTGGCCACCGTGGCGGTGGTGCACCGGCCCAGGGCGCCCCGGGCGAACTCCCAGCCGGAGCCGTCCCACTGGCAGGCGTAGAACCGCTGCGAGCGCTGGCCCTTGTGGATCCGGTAGAACTCCCCGTCGATCACGTGCACGTCGCCCTTCTCCGGGGCGTAGGCGGGCGTGTCGTCGTTCGTGGGGTTGTCGTCGACCACCGGGGTGGTGCGACGGGGGAGGGCCAGCAGGCCGTCGATGATGACCGAGGCGCCCTGCTTGGGGTTGGGGAGGGTGTTGATGGCGGCCACGGTCGCGTCGGCGTCCATCGGCTGGGCGGTCTCGCGCTCGGCGATCAGGCGGCGCAGGAAGTCCTCTTGCGGGGCGGTCATGGCCGGGCCGGCAGCGGGCGCCACCGGGGCGGGCTCGACGACGGGGGTGCCCTGGGCGGGCGTGCCGACGGCGGGGCACTCGGACACCTTGTGCTCGACGGCCCAGGCCTCGCCCCGGCCACCGGCGTGGTTCTTCACGAGCAGGCCGGCCTCGGCCTCGACCCAGCCGGCGCAGCGCAGGCATTTGCCGGCGTAGCGGTTGGTGCGGGCCGGGCGGGCGGCGGGCGTCGCCGGGCGGCCGGTGGTCTCGTGGCGCTCGGGGGCGTCGATGTTGTCGGCCCGGTTGGTCGGGGGCCGGAAGTCGTCGAGGCCCCGGCCGATCGCCCAGGCGGGGACGACGTCGCACGGGTGCGAGAACACGTCGCCCAGGGTGGGGAACGTCCGGCCGCAGGCGCCGCAGTCGGCGGGGCGGTCGGTGGTGGTGCCGGTGAGCATGGACAGAGCGTACCACGGTAACGGCCCACCAGCAAGCGCGGTAACGTCAGGGGAACCGCGAGGACAGCGACATACGACTCCCTACAACGCAGCAGGCCGACCCCCGGAGGGACCGGCCCACTCGCACCGTCCTGACGAACCCGTGCAGAGGCTAGACGGTGCGGAGCTTCCCCGGGTTGGCCTGCTGGTACGAGAACGCGCAGGCGTGGTCACCGAAGTACGCCACCTGCCCGTCGAGCACCACCCGGTACTTGGCCCCAGCGGGGATCTCCTCGACGCCGTCGCCCTGGACCACAGCGAGGGGCTCGCACGGCGGCGTCCCCCGGTGGGCGATCCCGGTCATGCCCTCGGCGACGACGTCACCGGAGGTGCGGATCCCGCGCCCGGCCCGTGCCGCCCGTCCACCGCAGCCGCAGCCCATCAGGTCCGGCCCCGTCGAGCAGCGGCCAGCACCCGGGCGGCCGGCGTGCGGCCGACCGACGCGGCGAGCCGGGAGATCGTGAGCGCCCGGAGGCGGGCGGCGTCGGCCTCGGCGGTGGCCACGTGCATCACCGGCACCGCGGAGGCCACGAGGGCGTCACCGCGGTAGCTGGTCGACGCGTGGGGCATCGCGAACCCGGGGACGGGCACGAGGAGCGCCGCTACCAGCTCCTGCCAGCCGGAGCGGTCCGGGTGCGACTGCCAGTCCCCGGAGCAGGTGCAGGCGAGCGCCCGGGCGATCGTGGCCGCGCTGGTGCCGGGGAGGACGTGGCCGGCCATCCAGACGCCACCGAGCCGCTTGGACTCGCCGACCGCGACCATGCCGAACACGGAGCACGAGTTGTCGTAGTACTCGGGCGCGGTCTCGTGGCTGTTGCGGGCCATCGTGGCGTGGCCGCAGCCCATGGTGACGGGGCCGGCGGGTACCGGGCCCTCGGCGGCGACGGCCCACTTGCCCATGAACCGGGCGTAGTCGACGTTCCCCTCAGGGGCGAACTGGGTGCGCCCCGCCTTCGCGTAGGCCCGGTGGTTGGTGCCGAACGGGGCGACAAGCCCGTACAGGCGGCCCTCGTCGGTGATCGACAGGGCGCTGGTGATCTCGACGTCGGTGGGCTCCTGGAACCAGAAGGCCGGCGGGAGATCGGTCAGCGTGATGGCGTACGCCGCGGCGGTGAGCGCCGCAGCCTGGGCGCCGGCCATGACCTCCTCGACGTGCCGATCTTGCCCGCACCCTCCGCAGGAGCCGCCGCAGCCGCAGCCCTCGCCGATCCGGACGTGAGCGGCCACGGCCGGCGGGAGGAGGCCTCCGGTGGCCAGGACGACCTCACCAGCGGGCAGCTCGGCCGGCGCCGGAGCGGCGTCGGCGAACATGGCCACCAGCTCGGCCGTGGGCTCCAGCACGGCGTCGGCCTGGGCCGGCGTCGACACGGAGGTCAGCTCAGCCACGTTGACGCCGTCGAGGATCACCTTCTCCGGCTCCAGCAGGACCTCCTCGAACGGGCTGTCGGGGTCGATCTCCAGCATCGGGTCGGCGGCTTCGCCCGGCGCCGGCCACACGAGGGTGACCTTCGGCGCGGTCTCGTCGCCCCCGATGCTGACCCACCGGTCGAACCCGGCGACGGCCCGGCGGGCGTGCTCCATGGCGTCGGGGTTGTCGAGGTCGAGGCGGACGAACCCGTAGTCGGCGGTGGGGGTCTCGACGATGCGGGTCACCAGGCCGACGGGCACAACGCGGGGGGTGCCGCCGTGGGCGGAGCTGTTCACCTGGGAGTGGTAGGCGAACGGGGGCTCCCGGTAGGTCATGTTCGTGAACACCCGGCCCGAGTCGCGCAGGCCGGTCGCGACGCCCTGCCGGTGCATGATCGCCCGGAGATGCTCGCCCGGCTGGGCCGGCGGCCCGTCGTCGGTCTCGGCGCTGGCCGAGGCCGGGTCACCCGAGGCCGGAGCCCCAGGCTCGACGGCGGCGGTCAGCCCGTGTCGGACGAACGCAGCGTCGATCATCGCTGCCAGGTCGGCGCTGTCCATGTCGATGTCCTCCTCCGGCAGGGCGCCGGCCAGGGTGAAGTCGTAGGCCTCGGCGCCGCGCGTCACGCGGAGCCGGTCGAACGTGATGGGCCCTTCGAACTGCTGGGCCACCTGCTGGACAGTGCCAGCGGGGTCGGGCTGGTAGGAGAGGCACACGTGCGCCACCCACGGGGAGTGCTGCTCGGGCGGCATCCACAGACCCGCCTCACCGTTGGCGACCCCAGCCCGCTGGACCGTGACCCAGGTAGCCGCGTGGAGGGGCTCCAGGTCGGCGCCGCCCACGGACAGGACCAGACAGCTCTCGGGCCCGGACATGTTCCAGACCGCGGCGCCGAAGACGTTGGCCTCGACCGGAGGCCGGTCGGCGGCCAGCTGCTCGGCCTGGGCCAGCAGGGCGTCGAAGGTGGCGTCGGGGATCTCGGCGCCGTCGCCCAGGTAGGCGAGGGTCAGGTGGATGGCCTCGGGCGGTTCGCCCTGGGCGACCGCCCACGCCTCGGGGTCGGCCGGCACCAGCGCCACCATGGCGCCGGTGTGGGGCTCGCCGGTGGTGGTGTCCACCTGGGGCGGTCCGGAGACGGCGGCGGCGGCGAGGGGCTCGGTGGCGACGTCGTCGACGATGCCACCCTGCTGACGGCCCTCGGCCAGGAGCGGATCAGCGGACTCGGTAAAAATGACAGTACACCTACAATTCCCGGTGACTAGGTTGTTGGCGATGTACCACCCCGCCCCAGTGTCGAGGTTGTAGACCTCGTGGCCGCCCGGAAGCACCTCGACCTCAACGACCTGCGTCGGCGCTACGAAGAGGGCGACCCCGTGGCGACTATGGCCGCCGACCTCGGGGTCTCCCGACCGGTCATCGTCCGGCGCCTCCAGGAGCTTGGCCTTTCGGTTCGCTCGCGCGGTCAGGCCCAACAGCTGCGTATGGATCGACTCGGGCCGGCCGAGCGCCTGGCATTGGCGGAGGCCGCCCACGCGGCCAGGCGGCGCCCCCTCGTCCCAGCCGGCCCCCGGAGCCCAGGAGCGGAAGCACGCGCCGTCGCCACCGCGGTCGGCCGCAGCCGCTGCGTGGGCCACGGTGAGGCCGAACTGATCGACCTGCTCCGGGGTCGCAGCCTGGACGTCGACCCCCAGGCTCCCGCTCACGGGTACAACATCGACGTGGCCGTAGGCCCCGTCGCCGTGGAAGTCCACTGGAGCGCCAGCCACCCGCTGAGGGGAGCCCGCCAGCGCCGCAAGCTCGTAGACCTCTGCGATCTCGGGTGGTGGGTCCTGTTCGTGTGGCTGTCCGGTCAGCTCCCCACGGAGCACACCGCGGACGCAGTCGTCGCCTACCTGGAGTGCGCCCAGCGTGCGCCAGCCGGCCACAGTCAGTATCGGGTGGTTCGGGGTTCCGGTCAGCTCGTCACCGGAGGCGAACCGGATCCGGAACAGCTCGCCGTCGTAGCGCCGCGCCGTAGCCGCCCGTAGCCCGGGCCACTGCACCCGCGTGGAGCCCACCAGGCAGTTGACGACCTCGCGCGCCGGCCCGTCGGGGTCGCCCGGCACCATGAGAGCGGAGCCACCGACGTCGAACGCTGTGCCCCGAGGCTGGACCTGGCCGTCGGCGGCCCGGTGCGTCGGGCGGGTGCGGTTGTCCATCGTCGAGAGCCACTGCCGGTACGGGGGGGCGCTGTCGCCCATCAGGTCGATGCGGGCCTGGGCGCCCATGTTGCTCGCGGCGATCACCTCGGTCCGGGCCAGGGTCTCGGCCTGACGGGCGGTCAGGTCGGTGACGTCACGGATCCGGGCCCGCAGGGCGCTGACGCCTTCGCCCTCGGAGAACCCCTCGACCAGCTCGGCCCGGGCCTTGCCCCACGCCTCTTCCCCGAGCGGGTAGAACCGGTTCTCGACCCCCTGGAGGTACGTCGCGGCGGCGTGGTTCATCAGGGCGTCGTCGACGTCCAGGACCGCGATCCCGAGCCCCAGCACCTGCTCGACCGCGGCCTGGCCGCCGGTCTCGTAGACGTGAGCGAACCAGGGGAGGACCTCGTCATGCACCGCGGCCCGCCACTGGACATCGATGGCGGAGAGGTCGTCGAGGCTGGCCCGAGCCTGGGCCTCCTCACCCCCGGCCGCGGTGACGGCGGCGACAGCGAACCGGGAAGCGACGCCGGCCATGATCGGCCCGAGGGCGTCGAGCATGACCGAGGTGGCCTCGGCCTCCAGGGCCTCGACCCGGGCCCGGTGAGCGGCCCTCCAGTCCATCAGGACGCCCTCGACATGGCGGCGGCGGCCAGCACCTGCTCGGCCGGCGACAGCGTCGGAGCGGCGGCCATGTAGGCCTCCAGGAGATCCCACGAGTGGACGGTGGCGTTGCGGATCACGTGCCGGGTGTAGTCGTCGAGCGTCGCGGCCAGCGACGTCGGACAGACCTGGAGGCGGGCGGCGACCTCGGGCACCCTGTCCCACGCCCCGTCGAGGAGACCGTCGATGGGCTTGGCCCACACGGCCCCGGCGTTGCAGACCGTGTGCATCAGGTGCGGCTGGGCGTCGAGGCGGGGGTCGAGGTCGCGGGCGCGGCGGGTGGCGTTGCGGAGCCGGTTCCCGGCCCGTTCCAGGGCCCGGTGCACGAGACCGTCAGCGGCGGCCACGAGCGCCTGGTCGACCTGCGCGGCCCGCACACCAGCCGGGCGGATCGGGGACGGGTCGGCGGCCTCGGACGGTGCGTCGTCGTCGGGCCCGGTGTCGGGCTCGCCCCCGACCTCGGGTGTGGCCGGTTCCTCATCGACGGGCCCCGGCGCACCCGGCGCCTGGCCGGGCGGGGCCGGCGCCACGGGGGCGGGCAGCTCGGCCTCGGTGAACACGTTCAGCTTGATGAGCGCCGCTCGCTGGATGGCGGCATCGCCCCCAGGCTCGGCGGCCTTGATGAGCAGCCGGCGGTCGACCTCGGCCTGCTCGGGCGGCTCGGCCTCGGACAGCCCGGTCTCCGCCCGCAGGGTGTCGCCCCCGACTTCGAACCGGTCGTACGCCAACACGGTGTCGTCGGAGCGGTCGGGCTTGGCCGTCGAGTCGGACAGGTCGTACCAGGCGATGATCTCGGCGCCGTCGGCGTCGCGGATGTCCTGGGCCTCGACGGCCTGGGCCAGCAGCGTCCCGCCGTCGGGCAGGTCGAACGCCATGCCCTGCGCCTGCGCCTCGGTCACCAGGCCCGGCAGCAGGTACCCGCGGGTGATGCCGTCGCACACCAGCTCCAGGTTCGGGCGCACGTGCAGCTTCACGCCCTCGTCCTGGGTGATCGCCTTCCCCCAGTGGTTCTCCTGCTCACCGGTCAGCGCCCGGGCCGGCATGTCCATCGCCGTCGCGAGCCGGCGGAGCAGCTCATCGCGCAGGGTGACCGAGTGCTCGTCGAACGGCGTCCCAAACGTGATGTGCTTGAGCTTGTCGATGTGCTCGCCCTTCGCCTGGAAGACGAAAGGCACATAGGCCGCCGCGCTCGACCGGTCAGCGATCGGGGCCGTCGTGTTCTCCATGAACTCCTGGAGCCACTCGTCGAACCCGGTCACCTTCCCGTCACGGTGAGGGAACTCGATCTCGGTGGGGACCGCGAACACACCGGCGCCGGCCAGGCGGGAGACGGCGGCGGCCTGGATGGCCTGCGTGAGGGTGAACAGCTCGGAGAGGATCCCGAGGGCGCCACGGACGGGGCTGTCGGGGCGCCAGTGCCGCTGGGGGTCGGGCTTGTGGACCTTGACCACGATCCCGCCGTCGAGGGGGAGCCAGTCGTTCGCGGCGTCGCCGGTCTGGACCTCGTACATGGGGCGGCCGTCGTGGCCCAGCTGCGGGGACAGGCGGATCTCCTCGGCCGAGCGCACCTGCCACGAGAACCCGCCACCGTTACGCGGGTCGAACCCGCACATGAACCCCACGCCCGGGGTCATCAGGTAGACGCCCCACTGGCGCAGCAGGGCGGCCTGGCCGCCCACGCCACCAGCGAGCTGGGCCATGAGCACCTGCGCCGGGTGATCGTCGGGCAGCGGCACCGGCTCGGAGCCGGGCGCCTCGCGCTTCGCCGCGATCAGGCGGGCGCCGCCCATGCTGTTGCCCAGCCACGTCTCAGCGTGCCGTAGCTCACCGGTGTTGTTCCGCATGAACCAGGCGTCGGCGTGCCACGCCGCGGGCATCGGGGCATCCACCCGGGTGGCCGGCAGGATCTTGGCGGAAGCGGTGAGTGACCTCGGTGGCGGACCCGCCCCGCGGCGCCGTTGGCGGGTGCGGAGCCGGAGGCGGTCGGCCACTAGTTCTCCTCGGTGTCGTGCGTCTCGGAGGCGACGATCCAGGCCGCTACGTAGGCCGAGGCCGGCCACACGAGGAGCGGGGCCGGGAGCCCGTAGTGGACGTCCGCGGCGAGCGTCACCAGGCCGGCGACCCACACGGACATGCACCAGGGGCAGGAGGTCAGGTACTCCTGCCAGTCGCCCCGAGCGGCGACCCAGGAGCGGGCCCGGGCAACGGGCGGGAACGCGTCGGCCACGAGGAGCCGAGTTGCTCGCGCCACCGCGAGAGTGAGCAGCACCAGCAGCAGGAACACGTTCACGGCGGCGAGCGTACAGTGCGCCCCGGTCACGGTGGGTGTACGTCAGCCCCGGCGGTCACTGGGGACAGAACCGCCGGGGCCTAGACGTAGCCATGCGCAGCTCTCGCAGGACGGGACCCTAGCTCAGAACGCGAACACGCTCTCGGTGATCCAGTAGGCCACGAGCGGCGGCATGGCGGCCAGGAGCTGACGGGGGTCGAGCACGTGGGACCGGTAGGGGTGGTCGAGCGTGAACATGGTCAGGTGGGGGATCGGGGCGCCGAAGGTCTCGGCGGGCCGGAGCACTTCGGTACGCCAGGCGGACCACCTCGGGCTCGTTCCGCCTGACGGCATGGCGTCGCTGGTGTGCCGCCACAGCACGTAGGTGACGCCCTCGTGGACCAGGTGGTGGCTTTCCGACCCGTTCCCGAACCGGTGCCAGGCGACGTCGAGGGGCTCGGGCCGGGCGTGCTGGTCGATCCCGTCGACGTCGGGGCACGGCCGGACCAGGCCGGCGCAGTGGACCCAGGTGTTGCCCTGGAGCTGGATCAGGTAGCCGCACCCGGCGCAGCGCAGCTCGTGCACATCGACGGCCACGTCAGTCCTCCCCGCGGGCGTGGGCATGGTCGAGCTGGGCCACCAGCGCCGTGGCGTTCGGGACGTCGAGCTGGATGGTGACCTTCCCCAGCTGGTCGCGGCCCACGGAGGCGGTCACCCGGAGCGGGGCGATTCCGGCCCGCTGGAACGCGATGTCCAGGAGGTCGGCGGCCGAGTCGCTGTCGGCGTCGGCGACTCGCCACCGCTCGTGGGTGGTGCGGGCGGAGTCGAACGGGGCCAGCTCGGCCGGCAGCATGAACCGGCCGGTGCGGGAGAACCGGGTGTGGGACTCGCCCGGGGCCTGGACCTCGACGTAGCGGGGGATGATGGCGCCGGTCTCGTAGTCCAGCTCGTCGATCAGCACGTGGCGGACCAGGCGCCGGCCTCCGGTCAGGGTCTGCCGGCGGACGATCTCGACGGCCCGCCAGCGCGGGGGACGGCACTCGACCGCCACGTCGTCGATGGTGTAGTCGTCGCCGATCACGATTTCGGACAGCAGCATGGGGATGACTCCTCGGGGTGGGTTCGGTGGGGGTGGTGGTCGAGCCCGGGCGGGGCGGCGTCCGCCCGGGCTCTGGGGGTGGGGATCAGGCCTCGGTGACCAGGACGGTCACCGAGGGCTCGGGGGGCATCGGCACGGCCCCGAAGCGGGTCCGGCTCGTGCCGCCCTCGGTCCGGCGCTGCGCCTCGCGCTCGGCGTCGGCGGCGCTCTGCCGGCACATCACCTTGGGGGCCTTCGCCCCCTGGTCGACCACCAGCACGGCGGCCGCTCGGGCGGCCCGGGCGCCGCTCACGGTCTGGGCGGGCCAGCCGGGGAACGAGACCGTGACGGTGGCGGTGCCGTTCTTCCAGGTGCGGGTGGCGGTGGGGGCCGTGAAGTTCATAACCGAAGTGTACCGCGGTAACGCTCTCTCGTCAAGCGCGGTAACGCTCGGGCTGGACGCGGAACCGCCCCCGAGCCGGCGGCGGACCGGGCTCGGGGGCGGCGACCTGGGCGGGCTACCGCTCGGCGCGGCGCTTGCGCGCCGCGGCGACGGCCAGCCGGTTGGCCATGATGGTGAGCCGCTGGGCGGACGCCATGCGGCCACGAGCCTCGGCCTGCCGCACCTGCCGGAACAGCTGGTCGGCCTTGACCGACAGCTCGTCGGCGGTGTAGCCGTGGCGGACGGGGCGGGTGGTGGTGCCGGTGAAGGTCATGTAGGAACAGTACCACGGTAACGCCCATCGGTCAAGCGCGGTAACGGTCGGCCTCGGGGTTCGTCCTCACTCGTCGGGCTCCAGGTCGCCCCCACAGACGTCGCACTCGGCCTCGGCGGGCGGCGGGCCGCCCAGAGGCCACGGCCACCCGCACTCGACGCAGAACCAGCGCATCACTGGCCCGGCCCCTGGAGGAGGGCCAGGACGGCGTCGGCCAGCTCGTTGCACGTCGACGTCGACAGGCCGAACCCGTCGACCACGTCAGCGGCGGCCGGCGACCGGTACAAGGCGGCGGCGATGTCGCCTCGGGTCGGGACCGGGGTGGGCTGGGGACCGGAGCCCGGCCGGCGGTAGACCCGGCCGGGCTCGACGTTGGCGCCCATCACTTCCACCCGGGCCCGCCGGAGCGGGGATCGTTGTCGCGGCGGCGGGTAGCGGCCCGGACCTTGCGCAACAGGGCGGAGTCGTGGCGGTCGGCCCAGATCGCGACCTCCTCCAGCGTCCGCATCTTGCAGGAGCGCCACAGGATTTTCTCGCCGGCCCGATGGGCGGCCACGACGTCGTCAGGGGTCCAGTAGCCGGTAGGGCCACCCTCGTGGGCGTAGGCCATCACCCGACCACCAGGAAGCACGGCCACTCGGCCTCGCAGGCCAGGCACACCGGGGCCTCTTCGACCTCGCAGCCGCAGCGGTAGCGGCCCGAGGCCGGGTCCCAGCCCTCGCCGGGATCGTGGCAGGGCTCGTGGCCCTCGGGGGCCGGCATCAGCACGGCTCCCCGGCGGGGCACCGGCCGGCGGCCAGGCAGGACAGGGTGTGCGAACGGGCCGGGTGCCGGGGCGCCTCGGCCTGGTCGAGCCACGCGTGGAGGGCCGCCGAGTCGGTCGGGACCATCATCGGGCGGGTCGGGTACAGCGAGTAGCCGTCGGCCTGCGCCTGGGCCTCGTCGGAGGCGTCAGCGTCGACCCAGTCGGTGGGAGTGGTGCGGGTGATCTCCATACCCAGACCGTACCACGGTAACGGCCCACGTGCAAGCGCGGTAACACGCTGCCGGGGCCCGGGTGCGGGCAAGCCCCGAACCCCGACAGCGCGATCTGTACAGCAGGTGCTCGTTCAGCCCGGCGGGCCAGCGGCACCCAGCTAGTCAGGTTGTCCACCGAACGGCACGATCTCGACCAGGGGACGGAGCGTCCCGTACCGGTCGGGATCGTTGGCCACCAGGTCCCCCTGCTCCTGGAGGCGCACCAGGTGGGAGTGGACGGTGGCGAAGTGGCGTCCGCGGCGGGCGGCGACCGCTCGGACCGTGGCCCGGCCGGTGGCAGTGTGCTCGGCCAGCAGGGCCAGCATGGTGGCGGTGCGGGCCGGGGTCACGTAGTCGGGGTGGCGGGCCAGGGACGGGGCCCAGACGGTGCCAGGGGCCACGGGCTCGGGGTCAGAGGGCATGGTGGGCGCTCCAGGCGCGCAGCCGGCGGGGTAGCTCGTGGAGAGCTGCACGGTCGATGACCCGCTGGGGGTCGTCGTGGTCGAGCCCGGCATTGTGGAACCCGTGGGCGGCCACGTTGCCCAGGTGGGTCCACATCTCGGGGAACATGTCGTCGATGTAGCCGGGCCAGATCGTCAGGAACGGCTGGGCGCCGGGCCCGAGGCGGGCGCCGCGGATCACGTAGGCGTTCTCGCGGTTGTCGTGCGGGTGGCCGGCGGCCACGTCCCACTCGTGGCCGGGGTCCAGCTCGGCCAGCTTCGCCACGGCGGCCTCGACGATGGTGGCGCCGCGGTACCGGGCACGGGCCTGCTGGGCCTCGGCCACCGACCTGTCGAGGGCGGCCATGAGATCGCCCAGGCTCTCCGGGTCGCCAGGTCTCATCTCCGCCACCGGTGCCGGGGCTCGACCGGGATCAGGAGCACCTCGGGGTGGGGCGGTGGGGCCGAGACCTGGACGTGGATGTCGCCGGGCCGGGCCGGTCGGGTGGGCCAGTAGCCCAGCGTCTTGCACAGCCGGTCGACCAGCGTGCGGCCGTCCTCCGGTGACATGGACAGGCTCTCGGTGTCGGCGGAGTCGGGCTCGCCGTGGTGCCAGATGTCGAGGTCGTCCAGCTCGATCTCGACATAGCCGGGGCGGACGTCGTCAGCCGGCATCTCGGGCCTCCAGGTCGCAAGCCATGTCGTGCAGGTCCTCCAGCAGCACGGACTCTCCGCCCGGCGCCGCCACCTTCATGCCGTAGTGGTGGACCTGGCCACCGAACTCCAGGTGCTGGTACGTGGGCGGCGGGTCGATGCGGCCCAGGCCGAGCCCGTAGGGGCCCGGGTAGAGGTGGACGGTGTGGGCCCACACGAACGTGGGCCGCGGCAGCACGAGCCCCACGGCACGTTCGCCCAGCTCGGGCTGCCCGGGGGTGGTGATGTAGACGCGGCAGGGCGCCAGGTTGAACGCCTGGCCGCCGATGGCGTCGACCTGGTCGGTGGGGCGGCCCTGGGGCCGGCAGTCGACGACGCGTGCGTCGGGGCGGCGGCCGGCCAGGAGCTGGCGGGCCACGGTCGGCATGTCCTGGCCGTCGGCGACGATGTCGACGACGAGGTGCAGGCGCTCGACCTGGGGGACGTGCTCACTGGCCACGGTCGACCGCCCCGAGGTCGCGCAGGACCCGCATGACCCGTCGGCCCGTACGCCAGGCCCTGTAGCTCTCCCACGCTTCCCAGCCGGCAGCGAGGACCAACGGGGCCGCCAGCACGGCAGCGGCCACCAGGGGAGCAACCACGCCCCTCTCGGGCGCCTGGAAGTCACGAGGCACGAACCCCGCTGGGGCGGGGACGGTGCCCTGGCCATGGCAGTCCGGGCACATCTCGTTGCGGGAGTAGCCGTAGCCGGCGCAGTCCGGGCACACCACGACGTGGCGGTCGGCGGCGAAGCGGCGGACCGCCTCGGTGCGGACCGCAGCGCGCTGGTCGGTCTGGAGGTCGGAGCGGGCGATCCACTCGGCCAGCTGCTCGTCGGTCAGATCCCGCAGCCCTCGCTTCCAGGCGTCGAAGCGGGCGGCGTCGGTGCCGTCGACCACCCGGCGCTCGGCGTGCTGGAACCGCTCGACGTCGTCAGCGGTCGGCTCGACCGTGTCGGCGGCCAGGCGGCCGACGGTGACGGCGGGGCTTGGGTGCAGGGTGAACCCAGCGGCGGCGGCGGTACCGGCGTGCTCGTAGCAGAGGTGGAACTGCATCGCGCCGTCGGGGTCGTCGAGCCGGGCCGAGTGGAGGACGTCTCGGGGGCAGCTACCCACGGGGTCGAGGGTGGTCACCTCGTAGACGTAGCGCTGCCACTCGCACGTGGGCTCACCCATTGGAGGGCACCTCGCCGTCGGTCAGGAGCTGCCACACGGCTAGAGCGATGGCGCTCTCTTTGGGGCCGGCGCCCACGATGGTCTCGCACACCTCGGCGAACATGACCGGGGTGGGCTGGAAACGCTCGGGATCGGCGGCCACGAACACCTGGTCGCCGGGCACGGGATGGCGGCGGCGGGTCTGCGCCCATTGGGCCTCGGACCTGCCATCAGAGCCGGTCGTCCAGCCGTGGGCGTCAGCGGTGCGCCACTGGTAGCCGGCGGGGACGTCGGCCACCTGGCAGAACCAGGTGGGACGGCCGCCGACCTCGGGGCCCGGGAACAGGCGGGGCTCGGGCTCGACGGGCTGGTGGACCTGGGCGCGGGTCGACAGGGCGCAGAACTCCACCTTGCCCTCCTCGACCACGACGGCCCGGCACGAGGAACTGGCCTCCGCGTAGCCGGCGTCGAAGTCGTGGGGCTGGTCGAAGGGGATGGCGTGGACCAGCGACAGGCGGGGGCGGCCGCAGCGGTCAGGGGTCGTTGACGGGTTGTCCAGATCGTCGGCGGTCAGCAGGGTCATGCACTTGTCGTCGGTCGGGTGAGGGGTGAACGGGTGGGTCATGTCGGGGGCTCCTGTTCGTCGGGGGTTCCCCCTGACGTTACCACGGTCACGGTGTGGCGTGGGTCCTCCGCTGGCAGCCCGCACCGGCGGCACTCCGACCCACCAGGCCTGCCGTCGCGGTGCTCGTAGGTGTGCGGCCGCAGGTCGCCCATTCGGGCCCCCGGGTAACACGAGGGCTCCAGCTGGGAGGCGTGGCCCGAGCAGGACGCGTGACCGCAGTTGTACCGGTGGTGGGTCGGGTCGTCGGCCGGGCGCCGACACGCCGTGCGGTTGCAGAGGTCGTCCGGGCCGCGCTCGTAGTAGTGGGGCTGGCGGGCCTCGTGGTGGACCTCGTCGGAGAGCGGCCGGCGGCACAGCGGGATCGCGCACATCGGCGTCGCGCCATCGTTGATGAACCCGTGCTCGGCGACCTCACCGGCGTGGGTCGGATGGTCGGGGGGCAGCTGGCAGCACGGCACCCGTTCGGTGTCGACCGTCCACGGGTGGGTGTGGATCTCGTGGTCGAACGGGAACCGGCCCTCGCACGTCGAGCAGCGGTCGAGCTGCGCGGCGTCCTCACCCCAGGGGTGGGGCATGACGTGGCAGCGGCAGAGGCAGTGCTCACACGCCCCGGTGAGGGGGACACGGACACCGGGCCGGGCGCCCTGGACGCGGCGCCGGCAGACCGGGTTGTCGTGCGGGTCGGGGTCGACGACGTCCCACAGCGCGCTGGTGGCCTCGGCGGCAGCGTCGAACGTACGGCCGGCGGCGGCCAGCTCGCGGGAGGCGGCGGCGCGGGCGCGGTCGATCATGTCGTCGGGGATGGTGTGGCCGGCGACCAGCTGGGCGGCGGCCTCGGGGGACAGGATCATCGTCCCGAACGGTGCCCGCTTCATCTCCTCCAGGCGCCTGGCCTCTTCGGCGTCGACGACGGCGGCCTGGGCGGCCAGGGCCTGGACCCAGCCGGGGAGCCACGAGGAGAGCGTGTCGATGGCGTGGTGAAACGTGGTGCTGGTGGCGTACTGGGCGCGGTGCTCGATACCGACGAGGGCACCGCGGAGGCGCTCGACGCGGTAGCTGGGGTCCTCGGGCTGGGTGGTCATGGGGTCGGCTCCTGGGGTGGGGGCTGAGGCCAGAGGTGCCAGCCCTGGGCGGCGAGGCGGTCGACGATGTCGGCGCCCGCCTGGGAGCCAACAGCGGGCAGCGTGGCGTGGTGGGCGTGTAGCTCGTGCTCACAGAGGTGGTCGGAGACGGCGTCGCCCATGGCCTCGGCGCGGTTGGTGGTGGTGCAGGCCCAGTAGGCGGTGGCGTGGGTCCAGCCGAACCGGCCGGGGGCTTGCATCCCGAGCGCGGCCAGGAACTTGGTGGGGTCGAGGCCTTCGGCGGAGTCGGGCATGTCGAGGGTGATCACGAGGCGGCGCATTAGCCAGCGCCCCCTCGACGGGTGACGGGCGGGGCCACGATGTCGGGCGGCCCGGGCCAACCGCCACCCAGGTCGACCTCGGGGGCGTCGCACGGCGGCCGGACGCAGGGCACCAGGCCGTCGTCGGGCTCGGGGAGCATGTCGCCCCAGTGGGCGGAGACCAGCTCGTGGGGTTGGTCTCCGTGGAGAACGCCCCCGGCGGCGTCGAGGGGCAGGTCTTTGGCCCCGGGGTCGCGGTCGTGGATGTCGACGACGATGGTGAGGCGGGCCATCAGGTCGGGACTCCGTAGCGGTCGGCGACCCAGGTGGCGACGCGGCGGCGGGTGTCGTCGTCGGGGAGGTCGCGCATGGCCTCGGCGATGTTGGCGAGGGTGGTCAGCTCCTGGTCGTCGTCGACCTGGCAGAGATGGAGGTCGGGGGCGTAGACGCGGTTCAGGCGGTCGGGGGAGTCAGGGTCCAGGTCGACGAGGGAGGGTCCCTGGCCGGTGCCGGCGAGGCCGGCGACGGTGGCGGGGTCACGGGTGAGCGTCCAGCCGTGGCGTGCGGCGTCGGGGGCGTGCTCGTCGCACACGGGGACCGAGTAGGGGTTGTTGTTCTTGGCCAGGTAGGCGGGGTGGGGCTGTCCGCAGGGGGTGACGGAGACGCCGGCCAGGTAGGCGGTGACGCCGTCGGGGTCGGCGGGCCAGTCGCAGGTGGGGGCGGCGGCCTGGGCGAAGGCCTCGTCGAGGGTGGGGAGGGGTTCGACGAGGGGTTCGACGGTCCAGCGGTTGCGGCCGCGGGCGACCGAGGCGTGGCGGTCGCAGACGATGACTTCGGTTCCTTCGCCGTCGGGGTCGTCGTCGGTGGCCTTGTAGCTGGGGGCGTGGACGCCGCAGAGGACGGTGGCGCCGTTGCCGGTCATCCAGTCGTTGTAGTCGTCGGTGTGGGTGGGCCAGCCGCAGGTCAGCTCGGTGGTGGGCATGGGTGGGTCTCCTGGTCAGGGGGTGTGTGGGCAGGTGACGGTTTCACTGTACCACGGTCACGTTACCACGGTCACGCTTGGTTAGCCGGGTGTGATGGTTTCGCAGCCGGTGCCGTCGTCGTCGGTGTCGAGGCCGTGGGGGTCGCCGGGTGGGACGTCCATGTTGGGGTGGGTGCCGGGGTCTCCGCAGTTGAGGTCCTCGGGTGTCGACGTGGTGGTGGGGAGCACGGTCGTGGTCGAGCCCGGTGGGGTGTCGGTGCCGGGGTCTCCGCACGCGGTGAGCGCGAGGACTACCGCGAGGGTGAGGGCGTGTCGTGGGTTCATGGGTCCTCGGGGGTGCAGAAGTTGGGGAGGTGCGGGGCGTAGCTGTCGGGGTCGTCGGCGCAGTCGAGGTCGGAGCGGTGGTCGTCGAAGAGAGCGACCCAGGCGAAGCACGCGAGGATGCCGGCAGCGAGGAGGAGCCCGAGGCGGAGCGGCCAGGACACGCGGCGGCGGGGGTACCGGCGGGGGATCAGGTAGACCGACGGGCGCGAGTGGTAGTCGGTGATCTCCCCGCAGGCGCACTCACGCCAGTAGGCGAACAGGCGGTGGCCTGACAGCCCCTTCTCGGCGAAGACGTGGACGTGGTCGGGGTCGGGGTCGGTCATGGGATCAGGTAGCCGGGGCAGGGGCAGCGCTTGGGGGAGCAGACACCGGCGGCGCACCCGAGACGGCCGTTGCACCCCTGGTGGATGTCGCGGTGATGGTGGCAGTCGGCGCAGCGGGGGACCTGGTAGCGGCCGCGCCAGCCGTCGAGTGCCCGTTCCAGGGTGTGGCGGATCAGGGCTGGGAGACCGAGCACGGCCAGGAACGCTGTCGTCAGGTCGGCGCCGGTCATCGGCCTGGCCACCAGCGTCGGCGGCCGGCGGAGCGGCGGGCGGCAGCATGGCGGCGGGTAGTGGCCGGAGGGTGGTTGGGCACCCGGGCCCACTGCACGTAGACCTCGTTGAGGATCCGATCGACCTCGTCGTCGAGGCGGCGCTGACGTTGGGTGCGGAACGCGGTGACGGGCTCGATGGTGCGGCGGTGGAGTCCGGAGGCGGTGGTGCCGACGACGGCGCCCGGGAAGTAGATCCGCTCCGTGGGGTCGGGGTCGGTCATGCGAGGCCGTCTCCGCACATCCACTCGGCGGCCTCCAGCACGGCCCGGCGGCCGGCGGCGTCGACGGCCATCATGGCGACGGGGATGTCGCCGGCCCGGCGGTTGGGGGCGGTCAGCCACTGGTTCACGCCCCTCGGGGTGCAGGTGCCAGCGAGGACCGCGACGACGTCGGCCAGGTAGCGGAGCCGGACGTAGGTGGCGCCGTTGGGGGAGCGGTTGCCGTACTGCCAGTGGCGGACGGTGGCGGGCTGGACCGCGCAGGCGCGGGCGATGGTCTGGAGGGGGAGCCGTGCCCGCTTGGTGAGGAGCTTCACGATGCGGTCGCAGCCCTGGTCTCGGACGGTCAGGTCGGTGGACAGGTTGTCGTCGAGGCCGGTCACGAGACGGCCCCAGGGGATGCCGGTGAGGGCCCCGAGGAGGACGCGCATGGTCTCGGTGCGGAGGTGGAAGATGCCGGCGGTGTCCAGCTCGACGGTGCCCGAGTTGCGGGCGCCGGGGCCGTTGCAGCGGCGGACCAGGCCCATGGTGACCATGCGGCGGAGCGGGCCGGTGACGTCGCGGCCGTCGTCGTGGGCGTAGGTGTAGCCGCGCTGGCGGCCGGAGGAGGCACGGGCCCAGTCGACTTGCTCGGCCTCGACGTCGAACATCAGGGCCAGCATGTCGGGGTGGGCCATGGAGACGGGGCCGGGGCCGGTCATGAGTCGGCCGATCGGATCAGGTGGCGGGCGTGGTTGGTGAGGGCCTCGGCGATGTGGAGGGCCTCGTGGGCGTTGAGGCGGGACACGGCGTCGGTGTGGCCGTCGGCGGCCGAGTCCTCTTCCTGGGGGACGGTGAGCACGATGAGCGGGTCTCCGCCGGTGGGCTCGGTCTCGATGGTGATGGGCTCGTAGCCGGCGACGGGGACCATCACGGGGTCGGGGCGGATCATGGGGTCGGGGTCTCCTGGGCGGCGTAGCAGACGGTCGGGGGCGGGGGGAGGGCGGGGCCGTAGTCGGCGCACACCACGTTGACGCTGGTGGTGGTCTCCGGGTGGGGGTCGAGGACGGGGACGGGGATCGCGGGTGGGGTCACGATCGGGTCGATGATCTCGACGCCGGTAGTGGGGACGGTGTCGGGGACCGTCGAGCCCATCACCCACATGGCGAGGGTGAGGCCGACGGCGCCCGCGATGACGTCGATGGTGGTGTCGAGCAGGGGTTTACTCATGCGACTGCCTGGTGCTCTCCGGTCGGTGATGTCGGGGTTTGGGGGCGGAACACGGGCCGGTTGGGGCTCGTGAACGTGCCGATGGTGTGCATTCGGGCCTGGAGCCGGACGGGCGGGGGGTTGTAGGGCTCGACGGCGCGGTGGCCGAAGATGGTCGGGTCGCCGGGCGGAGTGGTGTGCCACGGGTAGCCGTAGCTGTTGAGGTGAGCCCGCTCGTGCAGGACCATGCGCAGCCCCTCGGGACGGGCCGGCGCGGGGACGGGGGAGATCGAAGCGAAGGCGTTGACGCCTCCGGCGACGGTGACCACGAGGGTGAGGAGGGGGATGTACTCAGCCACGGCGGGCCTCCCCGATGACCATGAACGGGGCCAGGACGATGACGAGGGCCACGAGCCCCTGGGCGACCGGGCGGCCGTCCAGGAGCGAAGCGGCCTGGGCGATCCAGCTCACCCGGTGGTGTCCCGACCGGTGATGGAGCCGACCGAACGGTTGGCGCTGGCGCCCAGGACCTGGGCCTTGTAATCCGAGACGTGGGGGATGGTGACGGTGTGCCCGCGCTCGGGCTGCTCGGTCGGTGTGGCCATGGCGGTCAGGTCTCCTTGTTGGGCTGGGGGTTGTCGGTGCGGCCGGTGACGTGGGCTCGGGCGTTGATGGTGGGGTCGTGCTGCGGGTCGTAGGGGTTGGTCTTCGGGTCGTAGTGGACCTGGAGGGGGACCATCTGGCCGCGGGGTTCGCTCATGCTGGGGTAGGTGCTCCTGGGGTCGGGAGCTGCTGGCGCAGCTCTTGGATGCGGCGGTAGTGGGCGGCGATGCGGGCCTCCGGGTTGGTCAGGTCCTGGCCGACGCGCATGGCGTCGACCATGCCGAGCAGCTCGGCGGCCAGCTCGGCCACGTCGTGGTCGGCCATGTAGGCCCGGCACCGGTAGACGAGATCGGCGGCCGTGGCCACCATCTCGCCGATGTGGCGAGTCAGGGCCAGCTCGGCCAGCTGGGCGGGCTCGTCGTCGCCGTCGGCCGCGGCGACCAGGTCGGCGGTGAGGCCGGCGATGCGGGCCCGCTGGGCGTCGAGCGACTGCGGGTAGTGCCCGGTCGCGGCGGCGAGGGCGTCGACCAGGTCGCGGGCGTTCTCGTCGTCGAGCTGGGCGTGGGCCGCCCCGTCGACGGCGGACGAGGCGGCGGTGCGCACGGTGCGGACCATGGCCGAGCCCGTGGCGTAGACCGACAGGGCCCGGCGGTGGGGGAGCACGTTGAGGTGGTAGATGCGCTCACCCACGACGGATCCGATGCCGGTTGGAGAGCTGGTGGGTGTCGGTGTTCTTGCACCGCGGGCAGCACGAGCGGTCGGCGAACGACTCGCGGATCGCCTTGTTGCATTCGTCGATGGTGGCCCCGCAGCTCTCGCAGTCGACGCCCACCGGGCCGTCAAGGATCGGGGACTGGCGGACCAGGTCGGCCACGGGGACCGGGCGGCCGGCGGGGGCGTCGACGATGTCCAGCGCCCGCTCCAGGGCATCCCAGTCGCCGGCCAGGTAGGCGGCCCGGGCGGCCTCCAGCTTGGCGGCGATGCCGGCGGCGGTCATGCCGTCACCAGCTCGGGGATCGGGCGGGCGGTGATGGGGGTCTCGACCCGACCGTCGGCGAACACCTTCGCCGCGCCCCACGGGCGGGGGAGCGAGATCGTGATGGACAGGCAGCCGAACCCGGCGCGGGCCGACCGCAGGGTCTCGGCCACGGCCCGGCGGGCGCCGGCCAGGTTGCGGGCGGCCTCGTCGTCGGCGGCCAGCTCGGCGGCCACGTCCTCGGTCGAGCGCAGGCAGACCACGAACCCGCGGCGGAACCCCATGCCGTGGGCCTCGGTGTTGCGGAGGCGGCCGGCGTCGAACACCAGCAGGTACTCGGCCACGGTGGCGCCCGGGGCGGCGTCGCGCCGGCAGTCGGCGACCTGGTGGGTGACCACCCGGAGGAGAGCGGCGCCCAGGTCAGCGACGAGCACGTCCAGGTTGGGGGTCACGCCAGAGCGGCCGGGGCCGAAGTCCATGGCGGAAAGAACCTGGACGTTGGTGGGGGTGGTGTCGGGCATGTCGGCCTCCGGGGTCGGGGTTGAGGTGACAGCCATCACGTTACCGCGCTAACAGGTGACGTGCAAGGGTTACGTCGGGATTCTCTTCGCCGCGAGCCCCTTAGCGAACGACGCCGGGGGCAGCGCAAGGTCGGGGATCAGGTACGTGACGCCCCAGACGAGAGCGTCCATGCGGTCGGGGGAGTCAGGGTCCAGCGGCGTCCAGAAACACATCTGCTCCTCCAGCTGGGGGAGCACCCCGACGTGGTGGGCGCGGTGGCCGTCGGGCTTGCGCGAATAGAGCATCGCGACGGGCTCGGCGCGTACCCGCTTGCCGCGGCTGGCCCGGACCTCTTCGACGGGGACGGTGTGGTCCTGGACCGCGATGATGTCCACCACGAGCTTGGCGCCGAAGTTGGTTTCGGCCACCACCACGTCGGCGTTCCAGGCGCGGTAGGCCTCGATGACGACCTGGGACCACACCTCGGGGCGGTTCGGTACGGAGAGGTCGTCGAGGACCCAGACGTGCTGGAGGCCTCGGGCGTCGCGGGTCGACTGGAGCCCGACCACCACGATGCCGCACTCATCCCGGTTGTCGGAGCCCGACGGGTCGACCGCCACCACGATCCGGGAGAGCTGCGGGACCTGATCAGGGGTGCGGCGCCCGGCCTGGATCTGGTCCTGGTCCCACAGCGCGCCCTCGACCGAGTCGATGACCTGCCCGTGGATCTCCTGGGCGGCCAGCCGGGTGCCCTCGTACTTCCCGAGGATCGACGTCAGGAACTGGAGCGGCAGGTTGGTGCGGTTGTCGAGCATCGACCCACGGGTGACGTGGGTGGTGCCGTGCTTGCCGGCCAGCAGGTCACGGATGACGGGGACCGGTTTCGGGGTGGTGGTGACCACGCCCTGGGGCACCATGTCGGGGGGGCACTGGCCACGTAGGGCCAGCTCGGCGTTTGTGAACACCGTGTTTCCGACCGCGTCGACCTTGTGCTTATAGGCGGCCAGCTCATCCACCCACAGCGTGTGGAAGTTCCGGCCCCGGGGCCCCTCCGGCTCGATGGCCGTGTGCACCTCGAACACGGAGACGTGCTCGACGCCGTCCGGGCCGGTGATCCCCACCCGGGGCTCCAGCGTCGAGTCGGCGCCGATCCACCGGTGGCCCCGGCGGCGGACGACCTCGCGCAGGCCCGACACGCCACCGATCTGGAGGGCCTTCACGTCATCGTTGTTCTGGCCGATCAGGCCGACCAGGTGCGGGATGGCGGCGGCGGCGAACTGCTCGCACCGGTCGATGACCCACTCCGCGCCGGTGCGGTTCTTCCCCCAGCCGCGGCCGGTGACGATCACCCACCAGGTCCACAACCCGACCGGGGCCATCTGCTCGGGGCGGCCGTGGAAGTGCCAGGAGCGCCACAGTGCGTCCAGCTCGGCCTCGGTCTGGGCCCCGAGGATCTCGGTGAGCTGCTCGGGCGTGAGGTCGGCCAGTTCCTCGGCCATGCTCATGCCCACTACCTGGCCTCCCAGCGTTCGACGTCGGTGGCCGACAGCGGGCGGGGGAGGGCGGCCGTGATGCCGGGCACGAGGCGGAACCCGAGGGCGGTCAGGTGGGCCTCGATGACGGCCCGGACGTACTCGGACACCGAGGGGGTGCCGCTGGTGGCCACCACGTAGTCGAGGAGGCGTCGCGTGTCCTCGCTGACACGGAAGGCCACCGGCGCCGTGGGGCGGTCATACCGCGGCGCCTGGGCCATCAGCAGTGCCGGCAGGGGCGGGGGCCACCCGGTGGGTTCTGGCGGAGGACGGCGATGGTCTCGCGGTGCCGGCGGCGCTTGGTGGCCTGCCGTGACCGGTACCAGCCCAGCGGGGGGAACAGGCACCAGAGGAACCCGCGCCAGCACGAGCCCATCAGGCGGACGACCCAGGAGGCGAGCACTACGCCCCCTCTCGGAGGCGCTCGATGGGCGTCCGGTGGTCCTCGGTCGAGGGCGGGGCGGAGCACGGGTGGCCGGTAGGCATCGGGGCGGGGACACGCTCCAGGAGCCGCTCGACGTCGCGCTGAGTGTCGTACTGGCGGTGCATCTCGGCGATGGCGTCCGGGTCGGTCCAGTGCCAGCTGCCGGGGACCGTCAGCCACTCCTCGGGGAGGTCGAGGCCGGCGGCCAGCTTGCGGGTGAACGACGCGCGCGCGGCGTCGAAGTCCCCATCGGACATCGGCCGGGGCTCCCACAGCGGGGAGCGGTCCATCACCAGGTCCAGCTCGGGCTCGGGGCCCGGGCCGCCGTCGAGCGCAGCGAGCGCGTCGACGTCGGCGGCCGGCAGCAGCCATCCCACGATGCGACGCAGCCGGTCACTGATCATGACCGGACACTACCGGCGACGGCCAGGCGCGGGTGGGTGTCGACGGTGGCCGCGGCCGTCCACCGTTCGGTCAGCAGGTCGACGGCGGCCTGGCCGGCGGCGTCCATGTCGTCGAGGTTGCGCATCACGCACCCGACGATCTCCCCGGCCGTGACCTCGGGCCACACCGGGGCGGCGCCGGAGAGCTGGAGCTTGCGGCCGGTGAGCTGGTTCACCAGGCGTTCGAACTGGTCGGGGGTGAGCGGGCCCATCTCCAGCTCGTAGTCCACCCGGCCGTCACGTAGCAGGGCCTCGTCGAGGACGTCGCGCCGGTTGGTGGTCATGCCGATGACCAGGCCGTGGGGGGTGACCATGCCGTCTAGGGCATTGAGGAGCCCGGCCAGGGTGAGACCTTCGCGTTCGGAGTCGTCGCGGGTCTTCGCCGCGTGGACCACGTCGATGTCCTCCAGCAGCAGCAGGGCCCGTTCGGGCACGTTGGCCAGGAGGTCGTTCAGGTTTGCGTCGGCGGCCAGGTCCGACAGCGAGAGGGCGTAGACGTCGAGGCCGAAGTGGCCGGCGACGGCCCGGAGAGCGGACGTCTTCCCGGTGCCGGGCGGGCCATGGAGGAGGTAGCCGCGGTGCCACGGCACCCCGAGGAGCCCGTACTGGTCCTCGGCCCCCAGGAAGCGGGCAAGGTCGACGACGAGGCCGTCCAGGTGCCCGTCGGGGAGCACGACGGAGTCGAGGGCCCGGAGGGGGAGCGGGCGGCGGGAACCCCAGTGGCCCCAGCGCGAGGCGATCACCAGACGGGGGACGCGCTTCCCGGAGATCAGGCTGTCGGCAATGCCCTGGAGGAACCCGACGACAGCGGCGCGGCCGGCGAGGGAGCGGGCCGTGAAGACCACCCGGTGCGGGGCATGGAGGTACGAGGTGCGGCCCTCGGCGTCGCGCCCGGGCCGGTAGCTCGACTCGTCTTTCTCGACCTGCACGGTGATCGTGTGGCCGTCCAGCTCGACGTCGTGGCGGCGGGCGCCGTCGTAGGCCAGGACCACCCGGCGGCGGATCGTCTCGGCGTTCCAGTCGTCGGAGACGGGGGCGGAGCCGTCGAGCTTGTGGGGCTCGTCGCCCCGGTAGGTGCGGGTGGTGGCTGTCAGGGCGCGCTGGGCCTCGTCGGGGAGCTTGGCCAGGAGCCACTCGTGGACGTGGTCGTAGCTCTCGTCGCCCTCGTTCACAGTGATCGTGAAGGTTCGGGCGCCCTGCCAGTTCCGGTAGTGCTGCTGGGCCTGCTTGCCCATGTGGTACATGGCCAGGGCGGTGGCGAGGCGGGCGCCCCACTTCCCGGAGGGGCGCCCGACGGCCTGGGTGGCGGCGGCGGAGTGGTCGAGGACCTCGGCGGGAGGGCTCACGGGTCGGGGGACTCCTCGGGCTCGTTGGCGGCGATGCGCTGGAGGTAGTCCAGCTGCTGGGTGAGGTCGAGGACGGGCACCCCGACGTCGGCGCGGGCGTTCGCGATGTCGATCGCGGAGGCGCCCGAGCAGAACGAGCAGCCGTCAGGCGAGAACGAGCAGGCCTCGCACCCGAGGGGGTCGGCCATCAGAACGCCACCCGGAGGAGGGCGGCGCACGCTGCCACCACCAGGCACACGAACAGCGCCGTGGCCCCGGCCCCGCCCAGGAAGATGATCGCCTTCGACGGGATCGGCAGCTCGGCCCAGGTCGGGCGCTTGGTGCGGCCGGCGGCCAGCGCCCGGGCGCCGCTGGGGTTGGCATGGGCTGCGACGTCCTCGATGAGGATGGCGGGCCCGACGTTCTGGTGGATCTCGTTGGCGGCGAGGTAGCCGCACGAGTCGCCGTGGGAGTCGCCGTGCCGGCACGGGCCGTTGGCGGGCCCCTTGAACAGGTGCTTATCCACAGCGGGTGGCCTCCTGGGTGATGAGCTGGCCGTAGGCGGCCCGGCCGGTCGGGGTGAGGTGGACGCCGTCGGCGCCGATGTACTCGGGCCGGGCGACGGTGGCCCAGTCCGCGACGTGCTCGCCGCGGCCGGCGGCGAACGCCGTCAGCCACTGACGGAACCGGGTGATGCCGGCGGCGTAGGCCGGGTCGGTGCCGTAGTAGGCGGGCAGGATCCAGCACACGGTGGCATCGGGGTGCGGGGTGTTGGCCAGGCGGGTGACCTGCTGGGCGTCGGTGGTGGTCCAGCCGTCGCCGATCAGGGTGGGGTCGGTGTGGTCGGCGGCGTCGTTCTGGCCGAGCACGATGACGACGGTTCGGGGGGAGCGGGCCGGGTCGGCCACGCGCTGGTCGAGGCCGGGCTGGGCGTCTTCGGCCTGCCACCCGAGCATGGAGTGGACGTCGTAGCCGGGGAGGTGGCCGTCGAGGAGGGTGGTCATGGTGAGGCTGTCGCCCACGATGGTGACCACGTTGGCGGGCGGCGGCGGGGGGTCGCAGGCGGTCGACCCGAGGGCGGTGGTGGCCACGGCCATGACGATGGAAGCGAAGCGGCGCATCAGTCGGTGCCGCCGTCGATGCGGTCGGCGAGAGCGCGGATGCGGTCGCCGAGGTTGTCCTGGATGCGACGGATGACGCGCTGGTGGTAGGGCGGTCGGGGGTAGCGGGAGACCGCCAGGGCGTTGGCGCAGTTGTCGATGGCGTCGACCAGGGCCGTCGAGAAGTCGACGCCACCGCGCCGGACCTGCACGCTGGGGAACAGGTCGTCGTCGGCCTCGTCCCAGAGGTCGGCGGCCCTACGGAGGCGGGCAATGAACGCCGGGATGTCGCCGGGGATGCCGTCGTCTTCCAGGGCTATGACCGCGGCAGCGGAGCGCAGCAGGTCGGCGACGGGGTCCGTCATGATGGTGTACAGGGCGGCGTCGGCGGGCGCCGACAGTCCGCCCTCGGCGGTCAGGGTCTGGGCCTCGGTGGGCTCGGTGGGGTCGTCAGGCATCGGGGGTTCCGTAGATGGTGCCGGCGGAGTGGCCGTAGAGGCGGGCGTGGGCGGCGTCCAGGCAGGAGTCAGCGGCGGCGCCCAGCTCGGCGCGCTGGTCGTCGGTGAGCTGGCAGCCGTTGAGGGCGTCCACCACCATCGGGAGGATGCGGACCAGGGTGGCCTCCAGCTCGACCGGTGAGCCGGCGGGGACATCGGTCGGCCCCGGGTCGCGGACCGGGGGCATGGCGGCGTCCTGGCCGGGGAGCAAGGCGTAGCTCGTGCGGTCCAGAGCGGCCGTGAAGGCGCCGCCCCAGGCCTGGAGAGCGTCGGCCGGGGGCTGGGTGGTCACGGTGAGGTTGGGGACCATGCCGGGGATCACCAGCAGGTTGACGGCGGCGGTGGTCGCGGGGTCGAGCCCCAGCGCGGTGATGAGCGCCAGGTTGAGCTGCTCGACGTCGTAGCCGGCGTCGATGTGCTCGCGGTCGGCCGGGGTGGGCGTGGTGGACACGTGGTCTCCTGGGTCGGGGGTTGAGGGTTGGCCCGGCGCCGCCCCGGGGGGAACCGGGCGGGGGCGCTCGGGCCAACCAGCGGGTACGTTACCGCGGTACCGCGGTCAAGTCCAGTATTTCGCCCACGAGCTGGTCGAGGTCGTAGGCGACGACGACCGCTGACGCGTGGTCGTCGACGGTGCGGCGCACATCGGACCAGGTAGCCACCCAGCTGACGTCGGAGCCGCCGGTGATCATGGCGTAGCCCCGGCGCGGCGGGTCGGCCTGGACGGCCAGGGCGGCGTCAGCGAGCGCCGGGAACGGGGAGCCGCTGCGCCCGGTGCCGGGGTAGGCGGCGGCCAGCTGGAACGCGAGCGCGAGGCGGACGACCTCGGCCGGCGACCACATGCGCCGGTGACCCGATCCGTGCGAGTCGCCCCGGACGCGGGCGGCGTGATCCAGCTGCCGGTAGGTGCAGCCGACAGCCTCGGCGGTCTGCGGTGTCGTCATCACGTGATGAACGTTACCGCGGTGCCTACCGTGGGTTACGGATGGTGACCATTTCCGCCCTCGCCGTTGCCGGCAAGAGCAGCGGTGAGGCGGGCCGGGTCGGTCTCGGCGCGGGCGGCGCGGATGGCGTCGAGGTGCTGGGTGATCTTGTCGATCGCGGGGGTCGCGTCGATCACGATGGGGCCGCCGTCGGCGCCGGTGACCTCGACGCGGGTCGAGCCGAAGTCGGCCGGCCACCGGTGCGCGAGGAGCCACTGCACCATGCGCCCGTCGGGGGCCTCTTCGATGGTGCGCGTGACGCGCTCGACCTCGACCGGGTCAGCGACCGCCACCTTGTCGACCGTGGGGGTGATCGTCTTCACGGTCACCTCGGTGCGGGTCAGGCCGCCGGAGGCGAGACCGTCGGCGATCCCGAGGAGCTTCATGCGGGCGTCGGTCTCGGCCCGATCCATGCGGGCCGTCAGCACCATGCACAGCTTCACGTGACGGGACATCTCCGAGCGGCGCCGGGTGCCCTCGGTGATCTCGTACAGGCCTTTGCTGCCCTCTTGGCGCCAGCGGCGGAGCGTCTCGACCGACACGCCGACCTTTGCGGCGGCGTCGTGCAGGAACCCGCCCATGCCCATGGTCTCGACGACGACGTCGATCACCGTCCGGCGCACCTGCTCGCCTTCGACGAGGTCATAGCGGACGATGGCGTTGAGGTTCGTGGGTGGCGCCCCAGCTCCTGGTCGTGCTCCCCCTGCCGGCATGAGCTGGAGGGTAGCCCCGCCCCCGGGCGGGTTCACGCCGAGGCAACGACGGAACACGCACCCCGGGGGCGTTGACGGTGGCCAGCAGGGGACCAACCCTGCGTAGGGCACACGAACCGCTGCCGGGCTCACCGACTCCCACCGGAGTCCCGAAGGGGCTACAGCATCCCCAACGGTTGACCCTCTGCTCGTGTGCCCTACGCAGGGCCCGGACCGGTGGCTGACGGCCCGGGCAGCCTGCGCGTGCTCTAGATGATCTTGCCGTCGCGGGGCTCGTCGCGGTTGGCCCGCTCCTGCTCCTCCGGCGTCATCTCCTCTTCCTGCTCCTCGTACCAACGGCGCTTGTTGGTCTTCTCCTGCTCCTTCGACGGCCGCGGCTTGTGGTCGCGGACGTTGTCGTTGCCACCGTTGCCGTTGCCCTTTGGGGGGGGGTCGGGCAGACCCATTGCCTGACGGAGAAACCCCATGGCTACTTGCCTTTCTTGCCCTCTTCGCGGACCTTGTGCCGGTCAACGGCGGCGTTGATCTTGCCGAGCCAGCCGCGGGTCTTGTCGTCGTTCGCTGGGTTCTTCGCGGCACCGCTGGCCAGGTAGCCGAGCCCCTTCGCCACGGTCTCGTCGTCCTTCGCCTCCGTGGGCTCGTCCCCGGCGGCCTTGAACACCCCTTGTCCCATGGCGGTGCCCTACTCGCTCGGGGCCGGGAGCGGGGACGTGGGCTCGGGGAGCACGTCCAGCTCGACGTCGTCGGGGCCGTGCTCCGACTCGCTGTTGACCAGCGTGTAGCCCTCCACGCGGTACAGGGCCTCGCCCGGGCCGTTGCCGGCGTCGACGGTCTGGCCGTCGAGGAGCTGGAAGTAGCCGATGTCGGCGACGCGCTCGGGGTCGTCACGGCCGGTGCCCTCGACGTGGCCCAGCTCCAGCTCGATGGTGATCTTCATGCGCGACTCCTGGGGTGGGTGGTGATGCGGGGAACCTCCCCGTGTGGGCGACACCAGCGGTAGGGCCTCAACGGTTTCCTGACGGCACCCATAGCTGGAGTGGCCCACACGGGGCCCGGACGGCTAGCACCACGCCCGGGCCCTGCGTGTGGCGGTCAGTCGGCTGCGACGGTCGTGAAGGCCGCCCACTCGCCGGGCTGGTAGGTGGTCTCGATGGCGCCCGACTCGTCGACGATGACCAGCTGGTGGTCGTCTCCGACGTTGCCGGAGCAGTCGGGGAACTCGTCGGTGTCGTCGGGGTCGCCGTTGTTCGGCGGGTTGGGGTGAACGCTGGTGCGCATGGTCGGGGCCTTTCGGTGGGGGTGGATGATGGGGGGCTAGAGCTGCCGGCGGGCGGCGGCCAGGAGCTGCTCGGGGTCGGTGTGGCCCATGGTGCGGAGGCGGGCGGCGGCCAGCGGGCGGGACACCGGGGCGGCGCCGTCGATGCTGTAGGCGTAGCCGTCGCCGGCCCGCACGGTGGGCATGGTGTCGACCGTGGCGACGACGTCGGGGGCTGCGAGGAGCCAGGCGACAGCCTCGGGGACGGTCAGGGTCTCGCGGAGCCATTCCCAGGTGGCGGGGTCGGCCAGCTCGGAGAGCGGTACGCCTGGCAGCTCGCGGGCCAGGTCGATCTCGGCCGCTTGGTACCAGTCGGCGATCCCGTCGCCGACTACGGCGGCGACGGGTCGGGCGATGGCGGCGAAGATGTCGTCGGTGGGTGTGGTCGGTGAGGCCATACGGAAAGAGTACCACGGTAACGCACCGCGGTCAAGCGCGGTAACGCTGCCGGGGTTCAGTAGCAGCGGTTGAGGACGCCTATCCAGGTCTCGCCGACCTGGCAGGAGCGGTACTCGTCGCGGTCGACCTGGACCCACTTGTGGGGCAGCTCCGTGGCCCCGTTGACGCGCAGGTAGTAGAAGGAGATGTACTCGGGGCCGTTGGGGTCGTCGTAGCGGTTGACGCGGCGGTCGAGGACGATGCCGGCGGTCGGGGGGCGCTCGCCCGGGGGGATCGGGGAGCGGGGGTCGGTGCAGGCGCCCAGGAGGAGGGCGGTGGCGAGAGCCACGATGGCGGTCAGGCGTGCGGTCATGGGGTCAGCGTAGGCCGGACCACAGCTAGGCCAGTTCGGCGTCGGCGGCCACTTCCTGCTCGGCGTCGGCCAGGTCGGCGGCGTCGGCGAAGGCCCGCATGGCGTGGCCGGCGGCCGTAGCGGCACTGGCCACGGAGATCCCGAAGGCGTCGGCCAGACGCTGGCAGTTGCGACGGAACGTCCAGGAGCGCACCCAGGCGGCGGCCTCGCTGTGGCGGTAGGCCACGGCGTCGGCCAGGCGGACGTCGTCGAACACCGGCGGCGCCGGCAGCAGGTCGACGATCCGGCGGGCCATCACCCGACACCCCAGCGGGAGCCGACCGGGTGCCGGTCGTAGTCGGCCTCGGTGACGTCGTGCCACTCGGTGCGCTCCTTGCCGTCGTCGCCGTAGCCCCGGATCTGGAGCGTCCAGTTGGCGGGCTCGGTGTGGTAGCTGGTGAACCACTGGCGGCACCACCCGTTCGGGTCGTAGCTGACGCAGTATTGGTCAGCGACCTGGTCGGGGTCGTCGTAGTCGCGGCCCACGACGGTGCCGCGGTCCAGCTGGTTCGGTTCCCCGCAGGCGGCGAGCGCCAGGAGAGCGGCGAGTAGGAGGCGTCGGAGGCGGGTCATCGGTCGACTCCAGCGAGCAGGCGGCGGATGGGCTGGCAGGTGGTGACGTCGAGGTGGTGGGTGGCCCGGGTCGCCGCGACGTACAGCAAGCGCAGCTCGGGCGGTGGGACAGGCTGGCCGTCGTAGTCCTGGAAGTCGGGGCCCAGCTGAACTGTGGCCCACTCGCGTCCCTTCGACTTGTGGGCGGTGGAGATCACGACGTCGGCGGCCTCCTCGGCCACCAGCCCGGTGAGCGCGTCGATCACGATCTGGGGGCCGTACTCGTCCAACATCTTCACCATCACCCGCAGGTCGGAGCCGCCCGGGTCGTCCTCGACGTACTCCTGGACCTCGCGCCAGTCGTCGAAACACGCCAGGTCCCGGTGGCCTGACTTCTCGCCCGCCTGGAGCTTCACGGCGGCGTGGGCGAAATCGACGATGTCGTCGGTCCCACCCACCAGGTGTGGGTGCAGGCCCTGGGCCTGGAACCCGAGCAGGGCGTTGACCGCGGCGCCGTTGGAGCGGCACAGCACGGCGTCGGGGCGGGGGCAGCCCGAACGGGTGAGGTGCACCCGGGTGTCACGCCCCGGGTTGCCCTCCAGGCGCAGGGGGGCATCCAGCTCGTCGAGCAGGACGTTCGCGAGGTCGGCGAGCGCCGGCCCGAACCGCCACGACTGGGTCAGGTTGGTGCGGGGGAACGACTCGTTCACCCGGTCGAGGGCGTCGACGGCGCCGCGCCACTCGTAGATTTGCTGGGAGCCGTCGCCCACGTAGATGACCTGCTGGCCCTGGCCGGCGGCGTGGTCGAGGGCGTCGAGCATGACCGGGCTTGCGTCCTGGGCCTCGTCAAACAGGATGTAGTCGCCGGGGATGCCGTAGCGGCTGAGGTGCCAGAGCTTCACGTAGATGTCGTGGGTGAACCGCAGCACGCCGGTGGGGCTCGTGAGGTCGGCCCAGGCGGCCTGGAGGGCGGGGAGCAGGTGCTGGGCCAGCTGCCGGTTGTTCACATAGGTGCGGCGGCCGGCGGCGTCGCGGGGGTCGATGCCGTCGAGGTACGGGAAGTGCTGGGGCCCGGGCTCGGGGTCGGCGGAGTTGCAGAACACGCCGACGGCGCGCATGACGTGCGACGCCTGCTGGTTCGGCTGGATGATCTTGTTCCGCGGGGCGCCCTCGGGGGTGGGGATCTGGATGGACAGGGCGCCGTGGTTGAGGCCGAGGTGCTTCGCTGTCTGCCAGGGGGACACCCGGTTGTTGCCCGTGCGAGCGAGGAGGGCCCGGCCGTCGGGGTGGCCGGGCCCT